CCACTACCAGGAACTGTGACAGCTAAGACGTGCCAGGTTTCGGTCTCGATAGTCTCGGCAAAATAGCAATAGTTTTCGCTATTGAGATAGATTAGTGGCTTGCTCTGATTACCCCAGTCGTCTGGCGACCTTGCGTAGACCGCCGGGCGCGAATCTGTAGCAGACCAACCAATCACAGGCTCGCCATCTGTAGCATCATGCATCCGTAGTACAGCAATGACGGTAAAAGCACCCGGCTTCAATGCGGACTCACCAGGCAAAGCAACGTAATCATCCACCCCATCAAACGTCGCCCCTTGCACCAGGTTCTCCTCGGCCGGGTTGGTGTAGGCGGTTGCGGTGGAGCCGGTTTCGAGCTGCACATCCATGAATGTGATCGCGCCGAAAGCGCTGCTGTTCGGATCGCGCAAGCCAAGATCCCAAGCATTGCCGTCGCCAGTGAATGTCGTGCTGTAGCGAGTTGGGGTTGCCGTCACCGTCAGATTGGCCGTGCTGCCGCCCTTCACCCACTGGAGCGATGTGTTTCCGGCGGAGCTGATGGTGGCCGACAGAACGTAGTCCGCGCCATCTGTCGTCGTGAAGCTCTGCACCACCTGCCCATTCTGTGCCGTTGGCGTGAACGTAGTTGCCGTAGTGCTTGCGTCCGTCGCAGTCCAATTGCTGTCCGTCAAATCCTCCGTGCTCCCCGGTGCCAGGAGGTTCCTGCTGCTCGGCGTCAACTCCGGGTCGTTGGTGTCCTCGTTCTCGCTGGAGCCGCGCGTTGCAGTGTTCCCATTGCCCGACCAGTCATGAAAGGTTTGCTGGGCTTCGGTTTTTTGGTAGAGCGCGGCGCATTCGGCAGCAGTGTAAGTGCCGGGGATGACCATCCAACCGGTAATCTCCAACTGGCGATCTCCCTCACCACCGTCTTGGTCAAGGAAACCGAAACCGACATCTCCCCCACCAGACCGTCCAGACACGGTGACAGCATACCGAGTAGGGCCGCTCTGGGGCGTCAGCGGCGTATAATTACCGCTCGCAGAATCGAAGTGACAATAGTAGGGAGTAATCCCTTCACCGAGGCCGTCAAGCACGAAGGAAAGCGTATATTGCTGCCCTTCCACAGTTGGTATAGGTTGCCTGACCCACGCCCAATCGCCACCCTTAAAGGTTATATGAGTGGCGTCATCCTTGGTCACGTACCAGCTCCACCACTTACTTTTCGTCAAATCCTCCGACCACAGCAGCAAATTCCGCCCCACCCAAAACCACCGCGCACCGGGCACCAGCGTGGGGTCAGGGCCGAAGGTGTAGAGGGCCTTTAGGCCGTTCCGCGGCAAGCCGAATGCGAGCCTCGGATCAATCACCGACACCGGCCCGCCAAGATCATTCACGCGCACCACTTGCGCCAGTCCGGCGACAAGCGCCAGCGAAGTAAACAAAATTGCAGCAAATTGTTTCATCTCGCAATACCCTCAAGGCAGCCGTGGGGGGAGGTATCCGGCTGAAACGCTCCCGGCGTTCCCTTACCTCCTAGTATTCGTGTCCAAAAATTCATGTCTCTCTATGGTATTGAAGCCAGCGGATACCAGGCGTAGGTGTCACTGGAATTCTTTGCGCATACTTCCAGCTTGTCGGCAACTCCTGCGCCGCCCTCTTCACGCCAGATGTAGCCACGAGTACTCGCGCCACAAGTCGGCTTGGTGCCCATGTCGTAGATCTTAAGGCCGCTGGAATTGACAGCCATAGCATTGCCATTGCTCGGAGCGGTCGTAACCACGAAGTTTGTAGCTGAGTTTCCAGAACGATCAATGATCAAAGCGTCGCTGCTAGCAGTATAAGCGTCATTCGTCGTCTGGATGTAGAGCTTGCCCCCGTTGGCGTAGATTCGCCAGCGCTTCTCGTCCGTCCCAGCATCCGTCTCATTTGTGGTGTAAGCGGGTCCCGCGTCTTGAAGCTCGAATCGGAGGCCATAAAAAACACCCACTCCGGGAGTCGTCCCGCCCCGGTCAAAATACAGCATCGCCTCCTGGTTGGCGTAGGAGTCATCGAGTAGCCACAGCCGCAACGCCCCCTGATCGGCCACCAGATTCCAGTACTTCTCGTCCGTATCTGCGTTGGTGTCGTAATACGTGATCCGCGGGACAGTACTGTGGTAGACTGCGTGATCCTGCTCCAAACCAGCGTAACCACTGTCATCAGCCAGTCGAACATCGATAGCAGTTCCATTACGCTTCAGTGCCGGATAGGACGATGAGGTCCCGCCGAATCGTAGCATTGTCCCGATGTGGGAGGAACCCAGCAACGAGTTTTCAATCGCCTTCAATTCGTCCTTCAACCCGTTGTGGTGAGCAGCAACGATATAGCCATAAACCGCGGTGCCGTCATCATGGGGAACAGCCGAGGTGCCCCCATAGCCCCGTGTGCAACCGGAGAAGGTAAAGCCGGCGAAGCTTGCACAGAAAATCTGCTCATCGTCGATCACCACAACCATATTGCTTGCGAAGTTCGAAGCGCCAACCACGTCAAACGCAGTCGCTGTATCACTGATAGCCCCATTTAGGGTTGATGAGGCCTTATCCCGGGCAACGAGCAAATCCGCGTCAGTCGCCACACCGCCCGGGAACACTTGGCTCCATGACAAGCCAGCAAGTAGGCTCAATGCAACGAGTAATCTTGTTCTCATGTGGCATCCTCCTCAGTATGTTCGCATCGCAAGCCTGAACCACCCGGAAGCAATTGAATATTGCCGCGCATGCCCTGCTGTCGCGCAATCAGCAGCAACGCGTTATTCAGCATCTGCTGTGCTTGGGCCACCGCAACGCGCAGCTCGTTGATGTGCTGCTTCTCGGCGTCAGTGAATTGGTATTGATTTACCTTCGATTCACTCATTGGCATCCTCCGTAGGCGCAGCAACCCATTGAAATTCAATCGTCCAAGTAGTCTCGATATGCACGAGTTGGCCGGTTTCATTCAGCCAAACCGCGTGCTTGAATTTCAAACAGTTGTCCGGCCCAACCAATACGCCCCGTTTGAAGCGCCGGTCGAATTCGGTTGTGTGCGCCCGAAGCCCGTCCACTCCAAGCTGCCGGTACAAAATCACGTCCTCCGTGCAATAGTCACAGGGTGCCCAAGGGTTTTTGCCACCCCATAGCGTTCGGTGAATCCCTACGAGGACGCCAGCCTTGCCGTAGCTCCAGTTGCGCGTCCAGGCCAGGAGATCACCGCTGATTGACAGCAGTTTGACGGCGCAGCCGTCGGGCGGATGAAAGCGAAGCTCGTGATACGCCACGCCAGCCGTGCCCCAGGTTCCAGGACGCGTATCCGGCGTGCCGATCAGATCATCGGCGAAGTTGCCACTGACAACACGGATCTCCGAAGGGCACTCTCCGAACAGCGTGCTTGCAAGAACAAGAATCAGAATCAATCTCATGCAATGCTCGTGATGATGCCGCCCCGGACCGTAACCGTCTTACCGTCGTTGGTGGTAAAGGTGGTCGGCCCCGTGACACCGTAGTACCAACCGCTTTGGTAGATGTTGAACCCGGAGCCACCAATGCCGGAGCTTGGGCAGGCTACCCCTCCGCCGACGAATTGTTTGGAGGAGTTGATGACTTCAGTTCCGTTTACCTTGAAACCAGAGGCCCCATCGACGACTCCAGATGTATCCACTCCACCTTGACCGATAAACTTTGCCGAGGAATCAATAGCCTGATAGGCACCCCCAGATCCTACGTAGATTCCCGTATAACCAGTGACTGCCGAATAGGACGTAAGAGAGTTTGCAGTCAAGTTCCCACTGCTGTCAATTGAGAAGTTCGTTCCCTGAAACTGGTCTCCAGTGATTATTCCTCCAGTTATGGACCCGGACCCCGCGTCAATCGCCGAAGGCCAAAGTTTGGCTGCATTGTCTATCACCTTAGTTGAACCAATGTAGAACCCCAATCCTCCAGAAGATACACGAACGTACGAGGAAACGTCAATATAGTTGGGGAACGAAACAGCACCAGTTATGCTTCCACCGTCAAGTTCAATCGTCGCACCGGCCATCGACAGTTTGCGGCTGGCGGAAATCGTCACATCTCCTCCAGTTACAGACAACCCGCCAGCGGCGGTAATGCTCAAACCTCCGGCACTGGAAATCGTAAACGTGCCGGTACCACTATAGGTAATCCCGGCGTCGATGTTTACCGACTCACCACTGAACACCAAATTACTAACGTGTATGGTACCGATGTGGCTGTCGTTGATGACTACGCTGGTAACTTGGCCGAAGGTAATCGTATTGATCTGGTTGGCCTGGATTAGACCGGTGATCTGTCCGGCAGTTATGGAGTCAATCTGCCCGGCTGTGATCTGGCCCGTGATCGACGAAGCGTTCACTGAACTGATGTCGTTGGCCGTGATGTTGATTGGATCTGTCGTACGGTCCAGCTTCGCGTCGCCAACCGAGTTGTTAGACGGAATTGCGATAGGGGCGGTTCCTGCATCGTGGGCTAGATCAATGAGTTTGCGGAGCGTCGCTATTTCATTCGGGCGATAATCCCCAAATTCAATCTCATAAAGCGTGCGGGATGCAGTCTCCCACGTCATCCGCATACGCAGAATTCGGTAATCGCCGCTCGCATCAAGCGATGGGGCCTCAAGTGTCAATAATTCGTCCACGTGCAGCCCGTCGTAGATGAAGGCCAACGAGCCGTGCCCGGATGGATACGCATCCCGCAGGACCTCGGTCTTCGCGCGTAATTGCGCCTCCGCGCTTGACTGGACAGAGCGATCAACGATTACGCGTTTGAACGTACGGCCGTACTCTGCCTGAGAAGCCGTATCTTGATAGGTCCCGCTCACTGGCGTTGAACCATCGCCGAGCACGCCGACAACAGTGCAGTGATTACAGGGAGAGTGGAAATCCTTCGTGAAGGTAAAGCTATCCCGGCGAAAAGGAAAGCTTGTGGCGTAGTTCGGCGATTCGGATAGCGAAAAAGCTGCCGGCTTTGCCGTCCTTGAATGATAGTGCAGGATCTTGTCAGCATCCAACCACCATTCAGCGGCCGCTTCGCTCGCAATTGATTCGAGCGCTTGACGGAGATTCTGATGTTCAATGTCGATTGAAATCGAGGCAACGGCCTCCACGCCGGCCGTTGATACTTCCGGGAGGTATGTATCAATTAGCGCCTTGACGATCACATCATCAGACGTATTCGAATAGGAGGCCGACGAAATGCACGCGGTCTCCAAGAGGATGCCGTAACCTCGGGCGGTAATGTGCCAAGCGGTAATTTTGTCAGCCTCGACGCGTATGGGTTCTGGCTCGATGGATGTGACATATCCACCGAATTGAGTTTCTCCCCTCTCCGATATCGCGCCGCCAAAGACAGCTTCGCCGAACAGTGTGGCTCCCGGCGTTGCACCGGGGGCCGGAGGTTGGCTCTCATAAACGTTTACCTCATCCCAAAGCGAAGCCGGCACACCCGATTCCGGATCAGACAAGATTGTCAGATTGCAGACAGAGGCATGATTCTGTTGGTCATGCTCTATGGAAAAATCCGCGATCCGGACAGATGAGGTAACATCCTCCCCGGCAATTGTGACTATGGGCGTCATCGTCCAAACGCTACCCCGACGTGCCGAAGCTCCGTCGCAATTTTGTTGGCAACGTCAATGTTGCCGCCGTTGACATTGATTGTGATGTTTTGCAACCGGTTGTTGATCGATTGCACCGGGGTCAAAATGTCATTCAGCTTACCCTTGATATCCCAGAGCGTGGACTTCATGTTGTCGGTGTTCGGCACGAGGTAGCCGTTCGGCCCCAGGCTGTCGCGGATCTGCCAGAGCGTCGTCTTGATGTTGTCCGTGTTTCCGACCACGTAGCCGACCTGCTCCAACGTCTTCAGGCTGGCGGTCATGATTCCGCCATCGGCCCTGTCGCCGAGATACTGAGTGCCGCGACGCGTGTTTTCCTCGATTGCGTTGAGCGTGTTTTCGCGCCGTGCGCCTTGGAGCAGGCCAACAACACCGGTTGCAGCGCTGATACCGCCAAAGATGGTACCCAGCACTCCGGACGCGCCGCCGCCCACCGCACCACCTCCGCCGGTTGCGGCACCACCTGCACCCGCAGCACCAGCCGCTGCGCCGCCCCCGCCGCCAAACACGCGGCCAAGGGCTTTGCCGATCGAGTTGATTGCGCTCAGGAGGCCGCCGTCGCCAGTGAGCTTGTCAATCAGCCCTTGGAAGATACTTTCCAGGCCGGCTCTCGCCAGCGCTTCCCCCATGTCGAGCAGCATCCCAGAGAAAGCATCCTTGACTCGGTTGAAGATGGACTGCCCCTTCTTATCCTTGTCGATCTGGTCTAGTTTGTCGCTGACGTCATCAACGAAAGCCTCCCACTTGCCGCGCTCTTCATCCAGAGCGGCTTGCAAGTCTGCCGTTTGCTGATCGAGCTTTTCTTTCGCGGCAGTTTTGAGGTTCTCTAATTCAGTTGCAGCATCCTGCTGATATTGCTGCCAGTCCGCCGTGGAATCTTGCAGCTTCTTCGCGGTCTCTGCCTTGAAGGACTCCAGCGCTGCTTCGCGCTGCGCCAGGCTATCCTTCAGGTCTGTGATTTGCTGGTCGAGTTGCTGGGCGGCCGAGGCGGTGATCTCTTCTTGCTTGGTCTTGTTCTCTTCAACGTACTCCTCATAGTCGCGCTTCCGCCGCTCCATCGACTTTGCGATGTCGGCCTCAATGTCATGGAGGCGGCGGTTGTGGTCCCGGACAAACTCAGCGAGGTCTTCCGTTTTCCGCTGGATGTACCGCTCGTGATCCTCGGTCCGCCGCTCGATGCTCAGCCGGAGATCACGGACCTCCTGCGAATTGGCGTCCTTGCCCTTTTGGAGCAGCCGCCGGATCTGCCGCTCTTTATCCTCGACGTAGCGCTTATAGCGCCGCTCCTCATCATCCAAGGAACGCTGGATGTCTCGCTTCTTGTCGCGGATGGCCTCCTTGTTGTCACGAACCGCCCGCTTCAGCCGCGTCTTGTCATCCTGCATCGCATCGCGGTAGCGCTCCGTCGCATCCCGCAACTGCTCGCGCAGATCGCCCAATCGCTTGGCAAGCTCCTCCTTGTTTTTCTCCGTGATCTCTTCGATTTTAGTGAAGACTTCGGCTTTATACTCCTCGAAGTCTGCGGCCTTCTGAATGAGGCTATCCCGGAGGTTCCGTTGGTCCTCCTCGTACTGTTGCCGACGCGATTCGAGCGATTCAGCATACCTGCGCTCAGCCTCCGCAATGGAATCCTGATAATCCTGCTGCGCCTGTTGGAGCCGGTCGGCGATATCTTGCTGATACTTCTCCCACTCACTCCGCCGCTGTTCGAGCGATTGACGAAGCTCCGCCTCTTGCTGCCTCAGACTCTCAAGTTGCCGAGAATCGAAGATTGAGAAAAAGCGGTCAGTGATGTTCTTGCCAAGGTCGGTCAGGATGGTTGATACCTGACGGCCGAAGCTGCCCCATTCCTCCCTTGACTTCTGCGCAGCCTGCCCAAGCGCCTCCCCAGCCTTCCGGGCGGCCTCCGGCAGTTCCACATCAAAGCCTTCCAAGAGCGGCGGCACGCTGTCCTGAGAAAGCGCGTCAATCTCTTTCCGAACTCTCTCCGCCTCTTCCGCGATCGCCCCGCTTTCCCACGCGCGATTCCAATCTTCCGTTGCTTTGCGCGCCGCCTCCAAGGCTTGCTTCGCCGCCTGCATATCGCGTTCCCACTCGGCGTATGCCGGGTCGAAGTCGCGGATAGCGTAGCCATGCTCTTCGAGTGCTTCGTTCTGCTTTTCGAGTTTGGCGGTTAACGCGGCTGTCGTCTGCGCCAGTTCCTTCTTGGCTTTCTCTTGCGCTAACGCAGCATCCCTAGCTGCCCATGCTTTTGCCGCCTCGGCCTCCATCGCGGCGTCTGCTTTACGCGCTACCTCATCAGCACGCCTGCGGTGCTCATCGATCACCGTGTCCATGTCAAGAAAGGACTTCTTGACCGCATAGGCCGCCGCCACGACCCCAACCCCGAGAAGCGCAATCAGACCCACCGGACCGGTCAGGACTCCAATCAGTCCGGTTACCGCCAGCTTGGTTCCAGCCAAGACAGCAGGCAGCGTGGCCATGGCAACGCGCATACCAGCAAACATGTGGATTGCCTTGCCGCCCGCCAGGGTCAGCGGAGCCAGCGCGGCAGTAAAAGCGCCAATTCCAACAATCGCCTTTTGGGTCGTGGGGGACAGCTCAGCAAACCAATTGGCGAGATCTCCGAGGCGATCCAGTAGCGGACGGAGCGCATCCAGCGCATCACTGAGTGCTGGCGCGAGCGCATCACCGAATTTCTGCGCCAGAACCTCAGCCTTGGCCGCCACTTGCTTCATCGTGAAGCCTGCCTTATTGATGCCGTTCGTCTGCTCCTCAAATGCTGCCTGAGTTGCACCCGCGGCATCATTCATTGCGGCGAGTTTGCTGTTGAAGGTATCGGCTTGATTGCCCGTGAGAGCGAAAACCGCGTTAAGAGCCTCAGCGCGCCCGAACAGCTTGCCCACCGATTCCACGGTTCCATCGGTGGTACCGATCAGCGCAGTCAGGGCCTTTTGCATCCCGAGCTGCTGGACCATCGTCTCCGCACTGTCATAGCCAAGCTGCGCCACGGCCTTTGACATGTCCGTGGTCGGCTTCATCATCGCGCGAAGCACGGCGGCAAGCTGCGTGCTCACTTCGGCTGTGTCGCCCGTCACGCCGGTCAGGGTGGCGAATCCGGCGAATAGCTCCTGCTGGGAGACGTGCAGCTTCGCTGCGATGGGAACGACGCGACCAATTGCGGCGGACAATTCAGGAAAAGTCGTTTGTCCCAAGCGCACCGTTTGAAATGCTAGGTCGGAAGCCTGCTGTGCAGCCTCGGCAGAAGTGTCGCCGTAGCCCTTCATCACCGCTGACAGCAAATTGACTGCGTCGGTCGTCGTGGAGAGTCCCGCCGCAGACGCCACAGCGGCCGTTTGGAGGATTTGCGCCGAGTCAGCCGAATCACCGAATGCGGAGACGACCTGATATAGCCCCGCAGCCAATTCGCCCGTGCGCTTACCGACATCCACCGCCATATCCTGCACGGCGGATTTCAGCTCCTGGACCCGCTGAGTATTCCCGGGGATCAGGGTGGCGACATTCGCCATTGATTCATTGAAGTCGGTGGCGAACTTAACTGCGGCGGCCCCGGCCCCCGCAAGCGGAACAGTCAGCCCAACCGTCAGACTCTTGCCGACATTCGCCAATGTGCCACCAAGCCGGTTAAATCCGCTGACACTTCGATTGGCGTTGGTGAGGGCTTTGTTGAGTTGAGTGTTTGCTTTGGCTAGGCCCTGCTCGAAGTTCTTGGCATCGAGACCGAGCTTGACAAGCAAGGACGAAAGGATCATTTATTAGTCCTTCAAAAGCAGGAAGTCTTTGAGTTTCTTCCTGGATTTGCGCTTGGCAGGAATGCTGGCGTAGATCCAGCTACAAATGTGTGCAGTGAGGGCATCCAGAAAGCCGTACTCCTCGCGCCGGGCACGATGCAGCGCGCCCAGTTCGCGCGGCGTGAGCGACCAGAATTCATCCGGGTCCTTTAACCCGAGTGAAATGCGCGCCGTGGCCCACAGGCTCAGCCAATCTGTTCGACCGGCTGAGCCTCGGGAGGGCGGGCATCCGCTTTGTCGTCAGCAGCCTCGGCACTGGCCCCAATGATCGTGCCGAAGATCTCACCCAGCTTCTCCACGGTAAGCATTCCGGCGACATCTTCAAGCGTCAGATCATCATCGGGAATCCAGCGCCACGGCTTCTCGTCATCGTAGCGGCCTAGCGCGCACCAGACGAGGGCGGCAACATGGCGCGGCGAGATCCTGGAGAGCACATCCCCCACAAGATCAACGTCGGCCCCCTGCTTCATGAAGGACAACAGGGGCTTCAAGGCCGCAACCATGTTGACGCCCGTGGCTTCCTCAAACCGGAATTGCGCCAGCAGGTTATATTGAAGCTGGCGCTTCCGGTCCAGTTCTACTTCAAAGGTTCTTGCGGTAGGTCTCATCGGTCCTCATTACGAGGTGCTGCGGCTGAGATCACCAGCAGGCCCGAACTCAGCAGTGCAGGTCAGCTTGTCGCCAACGCTGCCTGAAATCGGGTTGTAGCTGGTGAGTAGGGCTGTGCCACCGAAGGATGGATTCGTCGCGCTGGTGGCGCTCGACGTGGGCTTAATAGCGACAGTCGTTGTTGAGCCCACGAGGCTGAATAGCGTTGCATCGACCTTGCCGGATGCGAAATCCTGCGAGAATTCGATGCTCAGGCTCCAATTCTTCAGCCCCCCGAGGTTGATATGGGTGCTGTCGCCCATATTAGTATCTTCAACCGCGTCGGCCTCATAGGTTAGGTCGACACTGATGACGTGATCCGAAAGATCAACGGAATTGATTTCGACGGACGCATCCGTCAGAACGAAAGTGGCCACTTTCTCACCTCCCCTGTCTCACGACAGTGCAGTTTTTAGTTGCCCTTCCGGGCCGGTGCGCCATTCCGGGCCGGCGCTGCCACACTTCACCAGCCGTCGCCGGTGAAACTCTTAACGAATCCCGAATACGACGACGAAAGTAAACGACGGACTGGAGCCGCCAATGGTGTAGCTCACCCGCCAATAGCTGTCGGAGATTGCGCCGGATGCGGACTTCCACTCGGCACCGACAGCCGATGCTTGCGAGAACGTGATGCGGTCTGTAGGAGAGCCGAACGAGGAATCCCCGTCGCTTTGAACAACAACATCAAGCGTGGGCGAGCCGCCGGAAGCCACGATCACATGAAGTGCTGCATACGCCTTTTGGCTAGATGAGACATCACCCACATAGGTGATGGTCCCCGTCCCGCTGGTGGTTCGAGCCGTTGCGGGATGCAAAACCACGCCGCGGACGATGCGCGCAGCGGCGGCACCACCAGACGCAGATAGCGCGAACATATCCCCGATGCTTGCCGCCGGCTCATAGTGCGCCATGAGGACCTGGCCGGTGTAAGCCACGTCGCCGTCACTGCCGTCCGTACATCCAATGCTGATGATTTTGGATGCTCCAACCCCGGAATATAGGACGTCGTCGATGTTGTCGTCGCCGCCCTCCCAGAGGCCATTCATGGAAGCCTCGAAAGCCTCCAGTCCCGGCGCCATCTTGTGCGTATCGCTGCCGAGCGTTGTTGCTTCGACAGCATCAATGTTGATCCCGAGTGCAATCTCGGTAAGATTGGGACTCAGGTCGTAGCCGTCGTAATACATTTTTTGGTCTTTTACGATTAGCGTGCTCATCCCTCAAACTCCTCTCCGCAGTCCTTGCAACGATAGCGGACATGCCCCATCGTCGAGCCGGGAACCGGCTCCCGGTTGGTGTGCGGGCAAGCGTTTAGCCGGACGCCTCCGGCCTCCAGCATCGCCAGAATGGTGTCGCATTGACTGCGAATCCCCATCACAGCCAACACAATTGCTTCGGTGTTCACTCCTTGTGCCATATCCGGTATTGCTGCAACCATCCGAAGGCCTCGCCGGTGGCGTCATAGCCTCTGGCGTATTCGTTCTCGATGAACGCTCGTTGGATGGTCACCCCTCCGCTTGTTCCTGAGTAGTCCTGTAGTGCCCCCCGGACCTGTTCAATTACGTCCCGGGCACCGCTATTCGTGTCGTCCCACGCTTGCACTTGAACGACAGATGCCACATCCCCGGTATCGCTGCCCATCGCGTGCACCCGCACAGTGCTGATCACCTGAAATGTCACCAGCGGAAACGTTGGATTTTGCGGCGCTTGCAACGGATAAATCCTGGTCGAGACGAGATCCGTCAGCCCGCTATATGCGGCAAGCCGGGCATACACAGCCTTCTCGATGTCAGCCATTGATCTTCACCGGTGGCTTGGTCAGCGGGCGAACCCGCGAGCGGACCGCCTTTGCGATGGATGACTGAAGCGCATGGCGCACCGCAGATTGACCAGCGCCCGCCACCGATTCCACCGCCGGACGGAAAAACGGGCGCGCCGGCATATTTACGGTGCCGAATTCGATAAAGTGCCAGTGCGGCGCGATGTTCGGGTTGATGCCAGCGAGGGCCGAGGGTTGCCACTTGTCGTGGAACGGATGCCGCGTATCGGCAAATGGCGAGCGCTCCAAGCTGCCCGTCTTCGGCTCCGTCACGCTGGCGATGTTGCGCTTGGTTTGGTCCCGTGCCATCACCGCCCAGCGATTGATGGCGTCCACAACGTCCTGAGAATATGGAACCCCGGTCAATGACCTCAGCTTCTCCGCCAGCTCTTTCTGTCCCTCAATACTGGTGGCCTTCCTGATGCCGCGTTTCCAGGCGCGATAATACTTCTGCTTCTCCGCACTGATTGCGGTTCCGCGCAAGCCACGTATTGTCCCTGTCCACGTCGGCATCAGGCTTGCCTCTCAACACAGTAGAGCCGCAGTTCACCTTCCCTTCGGCGAGAGTCGTCAACGGCCTCAATGTCGAACGTTTTGCTCTTCCATACCGCCCGCATCTTCGGCGTGACGCCGGAGCGGTAGCGCATCCGGATTCGCCAATTCAGCATTGAGTTGATGCTCGTGCGGTCTAATAGCTCGGTGCCCCGCAGGAATGTAACCTGAGCCGGAACCGACGAGTACAGCGTGCTCCAAGTGCTCGTGACCTCACCGGTAGCCCCCTGGCTTTCGGTCGGCTTCTCAATGTCCACGTGCTCAGATAGGAATGCTGCGAGATTCATGCCACTCCAAACAAATCAAGCCCGGCGAATTTGCTTCGCCCATGCTCCGCTACCAATCGGCGCACCTCCGCTTCCTGCCAAGGCTCTCGGTCAACATGCAGATGGCGTAGCAGCTCGAGGTACGGCTGCCACCAGTCCAGCGGCACCGGCGCTGTCCGCAGTCCTGTTTCATCCGGCGCCATTGAGTACAGCCGATCAATCAGCCCCACATCGCGGTCTGGCCACCGAAGCCGCTCATTGACCTTGTAGAGCGCGTGCTTGGCGACCAGCCGCCGGCGGCTCACGAATTGCAAATGCATCAGCCCGCCATCACGCCCCCGAACCGGAATTGCCGCAATCCGCGAGCCGAACGGCGCACGGGCATGATGATCATAGCCCTCATGGGTGCGCCAACAGACCTTCCCGTCATCCCGGAACGCAACGCAGCATCGCTGCTGAAACTGGATGCCGAACGCGCTGGGGTCTGACCGATACTGGTCAATACTGCCCCACAAGCACGGCAGGGGCGTCACCAGTACGCCGGCGGGCGTTAGCTCTTCGATCCAACGGCGTACCCGTGGTAAGAGGTTGCCCGTCAACACCTCATCGGCGTCGATGGTCGCAATGTGCGTAGCGCCCGCAGATCGGGCCGTCTCCAGAAGGCGCTGCCGATGGGCCATCTCGTGCCAAACAGGATCATTCTCCTCGATGATCTGAACTCGCCCTGTTTCCTTGGCAATCTCGGCGAGAATCGCTGCCGTCTTATCGGTCGAGCAATGGTTCAGCACCACCGCCGCGTCGCACCACATCAGTAGCGCCCGCAACGACAATCCCAGCACCCAGTCCTCGTTGCGGACCGGCATGACCGCTACCAGCTTCATGCGAGATATTTACGGTTTCCATCCCTGGGTGCTAGCTTGCGCGCCCACCCCTGCCAGTCAAAACGTTGCGGGTCCAATCCCAAAAGTCGAATGATCCACGCTAGATATTCCGCCCCCTCTTCGGCCAGCCCTTCGTAACTGACGAATTGGACGGGCCCCCTCCAGGCCGCCAGATCCGCCCACATCTGCTCCGATGCTCGCCGGCGATCAGCGCGACTTGGATCAACGTCAAAGAATCCGCGCCGCACATTTGACCGCGTTGAACATGTCCGGTCCCGCATCGCCACGAGGACCGGCGCCGTCTTGTCGGTGATGCTTCGGCAGTCGCTGTATTCTCTGCCGGGCTCCCCGTATTCGATCAGCCGCAAGTAGGGCGACCCCCGCCAGTCAACCGGATAACTCTGATGCAAGACGCGCGAGATGTCCGGATGGTAGCCCAGGGTCCAAGTCAACCATTGGCTGCCGCTGCCCTCGTGTCCGAGTACGCAGACGACCTCAATACGCCCCATCAACAATGAGCAATGTATCCGCCGTCTCACCGCCGCGATAGGCGATGATCTTTGGCGGGTCGGTCAGCTTCCACCCGTGCCGCCACACCAGCACCCCGAGCGCCGTCTGATCATGCCGGTGCCCCCGGACCCGCGGATCATTACTTGCTTCCCCGTTGCGATTGGTCCATGGGCCGCGAAACGCCGTACCGTCCATCGCAAGCTGGAACCACTCGCGGAATAGCCCCATAGCATCAGGATCAGCGAGGTTCAGCCCGAACGCAGTGGCAACCGGATGGGGAATCCCCCAGCTTTGCTCCCTTGTAATCCCTAGCGGCTTTAAGGCGCTGTCCGCGCACCATTCGCCGGTGGTGAAGCCGTTGTTCGAGACCCAGTAGCCATTGCGTTCAATGCACTCAAATAGTGGATCGAGCGGCCTGGCTGGCAACACGGAAGCATCGGCCCATAGCACTACGCTCGCACCGCGCCTCCAGGCATCCGCGATAGCAAATGCCTTGAAAGCATAGGGTGTTTCCTGGTGCGATGGGCTGCCTGGCGGCCATTGGTCGCGGAAGAACGCCCGCATTCCGTCGAAACCTACAGCATCCAGCGCCCGGCGTAAGCGCTCCTGCCCGCGCACAAAACGCCCCGTCGCCACATTTACGACAGCTCTCATTGCCCCAGAATCAAATTTGTGCTATTGACGTCCAGCACGCGGTAGTCATACTTCCGCGCCCGCTCCGTGGCCTCGACAATGCGGTTATCATGCTCGACACAGATCAGCGACGGCTGCGCATGCGCCAGCAGGACAAACAACAAGTCAACGGATGTGCCTTCCGTGTCGATATTGACAAAATCCGCGCCGCCGAATTGGTTCAGGATGTCGCCCCACGTTACCGTCGGACAATAGAACTGCCCCGTGTACTTCGTCGCCTTGCGCCAGGTCTCGTAATGATCCGGCTGCGACGTGCTAACGGCGTCGGGCGTGTTATAAAAGTAGATCAGTCCACGATCAATCGCCAGCGCCGCATGGATCAACGTCATCTTCGGGTTGGCACCGTGGGTTTTCAGCAGCCCCAACATTCCCTCCAATGAGGGTTCCAGCAGCAGCCCCGACCATCCGCGCTCCGCCAGCGCATACGTGTTCGAGAATGTCTTCCCGTCCCAAGCCCCCACGTCGATGAAGCGACCATCCGTCTTATCCCCGAAATACTGGAGAATCACTGCCTCCTCGCCAAACTGCGAGTACATCAAGCCTCCTTCTCTAACGGGAGCATCTGCGCCATTTGCCGCCGGGCATTCACAAAGTCCAGCCGTGGATCGGGCTGATGGTTCGGCGGCTCAAACGCTCCGCGCCAGCACACACACAGCATGTGCGGCGTGTTGTAGACGCGGAACCGGAAGCCGCAGTCAATCAGGTACTTAGCGGCCTTCCATGTCGGGCTTGCACTGAAATCGTGAATCACCACGGCTCCCGGCGTCAGCAACAGCCGCTCGGCCCCGATCGCGTCATTCAGCGGTGCCGGCGGCTCATGATCGCCGTCAATCACCACGCCGCAGAATTGTTTCCGCTCAACCGTGTCGAAGAATTCCTCGGACGTCCCCGCGAAGAGCGAAACATCCTCCAGCACGTTCACGTTAGCCAGATTCTCCTCGGTGCGCGCCCGGAACTTATGGTCCGCGTACATCGGATCTACCGCTACAACCGCGTCGCTCGCCGCTGCGAGATGAGCCGCCGTCCAGCCTGTATGACCGCCAATGTCCAGCCAAGTCCCCCAGAGCTGCGAGGCAATGTGATACAGGATCGCCGCTTCATCATGCGTGAAAAAGCCGCAATCGGGAAAATGTTCCCGGTCGCTGATCACGTCATGCCCGCGCGAATGGGGCATTGGGCGCGAGATCGTATGCCTGAAGAACGGTTGGAGATCCGGCGCATTCAGGTTCGAGCGATAGATCATGCGTTGTATCCCAGCAGCCCGAAGTCCTGCCAAGAGTGCCGGCGCACCGCTGTCCGGAACTCCGCGCCAAAATCGTAGTCTGTCCGGTGAATCGTCGCGCCAACAATTGGCAACGGGTGCCACTTGCAAACGAAAGGCAATGCCTGAAGATCCGCCTTAAGCCGTTCGTATCCAATGAGTTGTATCTGCTCATAGGGCACCGTCGCCCGCTGAAGCGTCGTAGTCAGCGGCGCCCAATTGGCCCTGTCGCTGTGCTCCGCGCACCAGTCCACGAATTCCGCCGGCGTCATATCCGCCCTCATGCCCTGCTGCGCCCACCCCCGCCCCTCATCCGTGTTGGCAAGGTAACCGGTGCTCCAAAATTCCTGTTTCATCAACCGGTAAAGGCTCGCTAGCCGAGAGTAGGGGTTCCGGACAACGGCAAATACCAACTTCTTGCGATACCCTGGCGGAATCTCAACGGAGTGATGATCACCGCCCGGATTGACCCCGGAGTAATAGTCCCGCAACCAGTGATCAATCGCCCGGCTCGCTGTCCGCGGCATCGCCAGGAACACATACTCCGGCCCGATCACCATGTGCGTCAGAGCAGATATGCCGCCAACCCGCCGCGCCCACTAAGCGTATCCGGCGCCTTTGCTGGTCCCCACCCGAGCTGACGGCGGTTCCAGGGAAAGTCTTCAGTCTTCCCGCACACCCGGCAGGTCCGCGCTAGATACTTTGGAACCAACCCACCATCCGGAGTGTAAACTCTGTGCCACACCCACATGTGGTCATCGTGCATCCGCCAGTCTGCACAATGGCCACGGTGACAAGCTTGCGCCATCCAGAAAAAGAACAGAGTCAGCGCCTTTCTCATTGATTTCCTTATACCCCAATCGGCTCATGCCCGGGAAACCCGGCTTGCTTGCGGTCCATGAATAGATTGCGGTGCGCTCGAAGCGTCCAGTTCTTGTCTTTCAGGTGCTCCGGCTCCGGCTCATGCTCTCGCACCCAGTGCCGGTGATAATGGGTCAGATCCGGGCGTTGCCACAGTACACCGAGCGCCTTGGCGACCTCGTATAGCTCCTCATCCACATACATGTGCCACCAGCCAGGCCAGAACGGTCCTTCGCCGCCATACATCCGCTGGCAGAATTCCAGTCCAAGCCACGGGGAGCCGCAGACGTGCTCCGAGTAGACGTGCTGCCCGCTGCCCCATCGGTCCCCCGTGGGCTGCATCACGCCAAACGTTCCGCTGAAATGCTTGGTACACTCCTCGGCAATCTCCAGCGGTGCCCTCTGGTCCGGTTCGATATCATCGCCACCCGTGACAATCCACGTCACATCGGCATCTGCGTAGCGGACCTCCCGGCATAGTGCGTTAACAGCCTTCGCATAGCCCGGATATTCGCCCACGAGAACCAGCTCCGCCGGGATTTCGTCTGTATCCCGCCAGACGGCGATCCGATAGCCTTTCTCCCTCCATAGTGGGATTGTGCCGCCATTAGGCCGGGCGGATGGGACAGCAAGCCAGACGCTCATACTATACGACGCCAACACGGCGCAGTCACGCGCTTGCTGCTCGTGTTTCCGGCGTGAATTCTCGCCACAATGTGATTGCCGCCGGGCACCACAATAGCCTTCGCTCCACGCTGGAATTCGCCGTCCTCGCTCTCGTTTAAGTCCGGGAATGGGCGGCGGCGCCAATAGTCACGCCAATACATCAGCGTCACGCCAGGCGCATAGTGTGGATCATTGCTGATGTACAACCAGCGCTGTCCGCGCTCATCCTCGAAGACCAGCGGGCAGTAACCAGTCATCTGCGTATCAGTCCTGGCCAACCGCGCCACCTGATCCGCAATCCGGTCTGGCGCGTACATATCGTCGGAGTCCCAATGGCAGATGATGTCGCCGTGAGCGATGGAGCACGCCAGATTCCGCTTCGCGCCAATGCTCATTCGCGGCGCCCGCTCGTAGATGATGCCTGCCCCCCGCGGCGGCGTGATGAATGACGGCTCCAGCCGGTCATCTACAATCACGATCTCCCGCACTGGGTAGGACTGTCGCCGCCACATCTCGACCGCTTCGGCGGCCATGCGGCAGCGTCCCCTTGTCGGCATGATCGCCGAAACGAGCAATTCAGAACGCATAACTGACGGTTCGGGCCTCCAGCAGCATCTGTAGCCCGAAATCTAACGTCGGCGAGATTTTACCGTCTTGCAACCAACCCGCGCGATTCTCGAATAGGGCCGCCGCAATCAACAGAATCGGTGCCTTGTCGTCATCGCGGGCTTCCGTTATCGGACTCGTTGTCTCGATCCCCGCCTTGTAGCGGATCTTGATCGGTGATGCCGGATAAAGCGTCGCGCTCGGCCACGATTTGCTGTACCCCAGCACGAGCTTGCCCGGCAATGAGTCCGTGTCGGCGATGTAATTACTTGAGTCCCAGGTGGTTGTGTCCCCGTCGCTGTCGGTATATTTCAGGCTCACGATTGAAATGAGCGGCGTTGCTCGCGGCAATTCCACCTCATCCTCGCCCGGGAACTCATCGAGCACGATCTCCCACTCGGTCTCATGTACGGTGCGCCCGGTCCGACGCTCGTAATACTGTCGAGCGGCCACCCGGCAGATTTCGAGCTGGTTATCCCATGAGGAATCATCACCCGCAATCCCAAGTTGCCGCTTGAGTTCAGCGATAGATATAGCTTCCGTGGTCGGTGCCGTAATGAGATTCGGCGTAATCGTCGCCATCAGTACTCGCGCCAGCGGACGTTGACCAGCAGCTTTGAAACGGTCGCCGATTCGGTCCTGATCGTCAGAGCTTCGCCAGCGGCCAGTGACACATCCTCAAGGGAAACACTCAGCGTGGTATAACCAACCACTTCGTACTTGTGCAAGACGGTCGTCCCGGAAATCGAGGTGCCGTATGTCGCAAGTGCCGTGTTCGCCGCATCTCCAGTGTGGGTCTTGTTGACCGTGAGCGATGTGCCGGAACTGTAGGTCCCGTCACGCTCCACGGTGATCTCGACGTCATCAGACGAATAGACCGAAACACGGAAGCCCCCGGCCGTCACCGCAGTGCCGGAAGGAAGGCGTACCGTGACAACTTCAGCGGACGAGCTGAGTGATGCCTCCCGCTGTACAACGTAGGTCCCGCGTTGCGCCCACGCCGCCGGTGCAGCGAGCGCGACAGCAAGCAGTGCGATAAGGAATCTTTTCATTCGCTTTTCCCCCGGCAATGCAATCGTGCCTCGCGTGCGCTGGGACACATCACCCCGCAAACACGGCAAGGTGTCGGTTTCGGCGGACGGCCTCGCTTGTGCTCCTGCGGCAGAAAGGCTTTCACTGAATATTGAGTGATCGCCTTCGGCTCCACGACGGGCGGGTAATACTTCTCCGCCAGCCCGCGGCGCATCAGGCTCTCCGCAACGTGAGGCGGTGCCTCGAAGATCTGCCCCGGTGCAACGTGGCCATAGAAATCCGCATTGGTAAGCGGGCGATTAGCCCGTAGTTGGATCGGCATGGTTGATTCTCCGAAAGAAGGGGAAGGAGAGGCGCTCGCTGTGCTTGGTGCTCTCGACTACTTTGGCTCGCTCCAGCGGTTTGGTGCTCTCTTGATGTATGGCTCGCCTTACGGTTTGAGCGCCTCTCCCTTTATTTTAGCGCCTAAAAGCTGGACGCGTAAATTACAGCATCGCTCCGATAGGTGGTGAGCGCCAGCCGCTCTTCGGCTCGGATCGCCACGAGGTTCTTAGTGAAATAATCCGAGTGCTCGGTGCTGATTACCACCTGAGCCTGCTGACGGTCCCAGAGCGCAACGTGGGTAGCAAAAGCGCCCACAAGCGCAGTGCCAGCGGTCATTGCGGTAGTCGTCGCTACTGGCAGTCCCCACAGGGTAGGCTCAGCAACACCCTGCGGCCCGCCAAGCAGATACCGGCCAGTGCCCGCGGCGCGCTCCTCCGTCTTCAAGGTCTGAATCAATCGCCAATCGGTAGGGTGCATCACGACACCGGTAGCCGTCAGGTTCGCAGCCTCGATCTGTTCGATCATCCGGGCAACCTTATCGATCTTAGTATCGTTGGTTTGCCCATATGTGGAGCTATCGTAGGCCGTCGCCTCATTGGTCAAGCCGCTGAGGTTTTGCCCCGTGGCATCGCCGGACAGGATCTGTTTGTCTTCCTCGTCCATCAGGCCGTCGATGAGCCGCTGGTTAATATAGGCTTGCAAACCCTGGAAGTCATCCAGGATTTGCCGGGATGCCGGAATCCAGTGTGCGATGGTGCGAACGTTCTCGTAATCGATCGTAAAAGTGAGCGCGGATTCCTCCTTGGCCGAAGCCTCGACCTGCGGCGAAGCGTTGCTCGTGAAGACGTTCTCCTTCACGAATTCCACCGCATTATTGCTCGTGGTGAATCGCGGAATCAGATCCCGCATACGGTTGCGCCGCACGCCCGGCTTGACGATTCCCGGCACGCGTGCAGGTACCAGAATGCCCGGCGTCGAGCTACCGACCGCCGAACTCGTGATCGTGGTCTTGAAATCCCCCGGAAAGAACGTCTTGACCGGCACCTCCAGCGAAATACCGCGGATGTGACCATCACTCCGAACGTGCCCAGCGAACTCCTTGAAGGCATCGTTCTCGATGATCACCTCACCAATGGACCTCGTTTCAGCGACAGTGTTCGGCGCGATGTTGCGCTGTTGTGCCGCCTCAAGTTCATCCAGGCGGCGCAAAGCCCTTTCCGCCTTTTCCAATGCCGGCTTGGCCGGTGCACCCAGCGCCTTCAGCTCCTCGTAGTGCTGCTTCCACATCTCGCGCTGGGCTTCAATTGCTTGCATGACGTCATTCTTGACGTCTTCCAACGTATGTTCAGGCATAATGCCCTCCTCAGAATGGATTTTCCGTGATGGCCTTTACCAAGGCATCGCGGAATTGCTTCAACTGCTCCGAGTGGAGGGCATCTTCCTCCGGCTCGTCGCTCTTGTGTTCGTCGGCTCCCTCTGAAGTGGTGGCGGCTTTACTCGAAGTGCCACCGGCTTCACCCAAGAGTGACTTCAAATCTTCAATGACTCGCTCAATTGCTTCACGGGCAGCGGGCTTGAAGCCGCGCCCGTCTGCGGCGGCCTCCTTATGCGCCAGCCGCATCTCGTCAAACTCTTCCATCGCTACTGCGAAATTCGCCCGGAATTCATCGAGCAGCGCATCAACCCGGTCCTCTTTCGCGGGCTGGTTTGCTGCCTTATCGAGCAACGTTTCCAACAGCTTGCTTGCCAGAGCTTCAACCTGCGAAAACGGCAGCATCAGGGCATTGCGGACAGCGAACTCATTGTCCAGTTCGCTCTTCACATCCGTCACCTGAGCCCGCTCGTTGGCCGGGAACGTAACAAGCGCCACCTCCCACAGCTTGATTTCCTTGAGGTGACGGTAGCCGTCCTCGGAATCCTCCGGTTCAACCGCCTTGACCGTTGTGAATCCGATGGACAGCCCGCGAACCAAGCCTTTCTTTAGCCGGATGTAGGCCGTCTTAGCATTCGGCAGTTCCAGTTCCAGCTTGCCGGTGATCTCCAGGCCCTGCTTGGTGTCTTTGAGCGTCCCCAGCCCAATCGGCTCCCGGTAATCGTGCTGCCAGGTGATGATAATCTGCTTGCCATTCTCGCGGATGGTCTTGCGGAAAGCACCCGGCTCCACCACGTCGCCGTAGGAGTCCACATTGCCGTAGGTCGAGGCGAGCCCGACAAAGGTTCCATCTTCCTTGAGGGATTTGCACTCGAAATTGAGCGTCTTTTCCTCGCGCTCGTCCGGCTTCTCCTTCAGCGTCGGCGGCTCCATCCCAGCGTCTCGAAGGTGTGCGGCAAGATGGTTGTAGACCCCGCGACGGTCGCCCGCCGGAATCGTGGTCCCACCGCGCGCGCCATTCAGCACAGCGATGCCCGCAGAGCAGGCGACAGTACTGGCTGCTTGCGGCGTGCCGTCCTGGCTGACGAAATGATGGATGAACCGGTAGGCACTCTTCTGATCGCTCTCCGGGTCCCGCCAAGCGTAGATCTTGGCGTAATAACTCCTGTCCTCGTCGCTGCGGACTCGTTTCTTCATCGCGGCCGCATCCCACGACGCATCGGATGTAGCCGTGCTATGTGATTTGATTGCGGGCATTTCCACCCCCTCCGAATGCTGTTTTTGCGGCTTCCTGGGCCGCGCCGGCGACAGCCTGCATGTTGAGCTGGACATAATGCTCATCGCCGCCATCTACCGGGTTAAGGTTCAGCCATCGGCGAACCTCGTTGATGCTATAGACTCCCTTTTCAAGTAGCTTGGCGAACGCCTCCGCTTGGCCGCGAAAGTCGCCACGGAGGAAGGCTTCCAAATCGTGCTCCGCGTAAAGCCGGTCCTCCAATTGTTCATCGCGGCTTAGAAGACAGCGGAAAACCGTCTCCTTCCATCGCCGCCGCCACGGGCTGAGCGTCTGTGTCAGGTAGTCAATGTTCTCCGCCTCGATGGAGTTGTAGTTGACGCGCTCCAAGTCCGCCAATTTGTGCGGCTTCATGCGGAACAACCGGCAGACCTCCAGGATCTGAAACTTTCGTTGCTCCACTAGTTGCGCCTTGTCGTTGTCCGGCGTCAAGGGAGTGATATCGGCGCCGGAATGGAGAATGGCCGGCTCGTGCGATCGATCCACACCCTGAAACCACTCCTTCCACTTCTCCTTGAATGCCTTAGCAGACTCGGGGCTGAGAGCATTGGGGAACTTGACAACAACGCCGGGCGTCGCATTGTGCGCGAAGAACTTGCTTGCGTATTTGTTCGCGGCCAACGTCAGCCCAATCACCTGCCGCGCCCGCTGCATGATATCGTCACCCTGAGTGCCGGTTACTGTAAACCCCTTCAGGTGGAATACATCGTCGGCGCGGTACTCCTTCTCTTTGCCGTCCTCGTTGTGGAAGTAGATGATCCGCCCTTTGCGGTCTTGCTCCTGCCTGACCGTGTACGGCATCCAGGGCCACAACCAAACCAGCCCTTTCTTCTCCCGTGACCGCTCCTTCCAGGCATAGCCGTTGCCTGTCAGCGCCGCGTGCGCCGTCAGCGTCTCAACAAACTCGCCGGCGGAAATGTCCGGATTCGGCAGATTCTTCAACAAGGGAAATAGCGGATGGTCAATCGCCTTCTCAGTCGCGCTCCGATCCGCTGATCGCCGATAGAGCACAAACGGCAGGCTTCCCATATCCTCGGCAATGATCTTCACGCAGGCATACACCGCCGAGGCTTCAAGCGCCGTCTCCGCATTAACGCTGATGCCCGCATCTGAGGAGCCAGTGCCGATGCCGGAAAAGTAATAGCCGTTGCGCGCGTACCAATCCGAGAGAACCGTTCCTGCAGTAACAGTGTTGAATGCTGCCAGCGTCCCCTTCTTGCTGAGTTCGAGCAATGCCGGCTTATGGCGGTGCCACCAGATCTCGAACTTCAGCGAATTCAACAACCGCATCAGACGTACACCGTCGCCGGATCAGCATAGCCCCACTCCGGCTCCTTGGCGCTCAGTGCGCGCGACAACGCCATCATCGCCGCCACCGGCCCATCGATCTTGTTTTCCCGCCGCTCCTTCCGCGGATAGACGTTGCCCTTCACGTCTTCCTTTGCCACCACATTCCCCAGCATCCAACTGAGCACCGGGTCCCCATCGTGCCGAATCGATCCATCAAGGATCATGGCGCCCAGGGCCTTCATCGGCTCAGAGATATGCAGGGTGTTCATCGGAATTTCGACCATCGGCAGCCCCTCCTGTGACATACGTGTGGCAAGTTCTGTCGCCTGATATGGGTCGTAGCAGATCTCTTTCGGATTCACCCGGCGCGCCCAATCGGCCAGATCGCGTTCGATGAAGGCGAAATCGATGATCGGACCGGGCGTCAGCGTCATTCGCCCTTGTTGCGCCCAGCCGGCGTAGAGATCGTAGTTTGGCTTTCCCTTCTCCACGGCATCTTCCGGCAAGTAGTAGTCGCCGAAAACCGCCCAATGGTCTTCGGCGCGGTAGATGCGCATGAAGGCGGCCACGTCCCACTTGCTTGCCAAGTCCAGCCCAAACCAACAGGGGTAGCCCTCATAATCGGACTCGGCAATGTTCCGCTTGCAACGGCCCCAAGCCAGCATATTGAAGTAGCTTTGCCCGCCGGAAAGCCAGATGTTGAGCCGCTTTGTCTGAAAGTTCGCTTGCGCCAGCGGATTGATTTGAGCCTGCTTGCAAAGCGTCTCAATATCATCCCGAAGAACCGATACCCCGTAGTTGGGATTGGCCTTTCGCCACGATTTCGGCGATAACCAGTCATCCTCCGGGTCTAGCGTGTAAATGATGCCGAAATAGCGGTCAGCCTCAACACGCCCCTCTAGCATCTGCGTTACAAACTCTCGCTGCTCGTAACAGATACCCTCCTTGTTCGTGCCAGCCGTGGTGATGATCCACTTCAGCGGCTGTTGCCGTGATCCGGTCGAGGTATCAATCGCGTCAAATACTTCCCGCCCCTTGTGCGCGTGTAGTTCGTCAATGATTGCACAATGAATGTTTAGCCCATCGAGCGAGTCCGCATCCGAGGCCAACGGGCGAAAAACCCCGGCACTCTGCGGGACGTAGAGGTGGTGGTTGAACACCTCGACGCCTTGGCTTGCCCGTAGCCCCGGCGTGCGCAATGCCATCTGCCGCGCGATCTCGAAAACGATCCGCGCCTGATCCCGCGTAACCGCCGCGGAGTAAACTTCGGGTCCGGGCTCACGGTCGGCGGTGAGCATGTAGAGTCCGATAGCGGCACAAAGGCTTGATTTGCCGTTCTTCCGCGGCACCTCAACATACGCGGTCCGGAAGCGTCGCAAGTCATCGGTCTTGCCGACCCAGCCGAAAACCGTGGCGAGCAGGAAGCATTCCCAATCCTCAAGCTGGAGCGTCCGGCTACTCCAGCGCCCCTTGATGTGGGGCAATAGCTCGACAAATCGGCAGACCCGGTTGCCGAGATCGCGTTCGAATTTGAACGGGAACTGCGGGTCTTTCTCGCGCTCGCGGTCCTTGAGCTGGCGCTCGCAGGCGAGCTTGACCCAACGGCACGCCGGGATCTTGCCATTGAGTACCGCCCGAGCATAGCGTTCAGCCCGGTCGCAGTAATCATTCCGCTTGCCCACATCAGAACTTTGCCCAGGGATCGTCCTCCGGGCCAGCATCCGGAGTCTTCAAAGTCGCCCGTGAGGCAGGCGTGAACCCGAAGTCTCGATAGCCGCGCCACAGATGCCCCAGAATCTCCTTCATCTCCCGGACCGCCGGGTTGATATGGACCACGCCACTCCGCTTATTGGCGATGAGGAATCCCGCCTTCCGCACCAGGTCCGCCATCTCCTGAAAACGGGCCTCCAAGTAAGCGATCTTCTCCAGTGGTCGCCCGTCCGCCTCCGTCAGCACTCGCATGTGCTCGGTGAGCGTCAGGAGGTCGCCGTAGTGCTTCTTCGCCAGTTCATCCTCGGCGAGCAGCCCGGTCTCGTCCGGTCGTCGCTCAGCCGGTTTCGGCTCCCGCTTGTTGATTGGCCGGTGCTGCGGATTGCCTGCACGAATCCTGATCGGCGTCGGTGTCGGTGCTGGTCCTCGAAGTCCCATCAGCTTGCCTTCTTCAATGCCCGCAGATCACACTTGCGCTTGGTCATTTGCACGATCTTCCACGGCTTTGCCTTCGGGGCACCACAGTAACGATCCGGTCCGCCAAATTGTCGCAGCCCTTCAATGACTGCGCGCTTGTCGGTCACAGTCACTCGCCCGTCGTGAACCCTGTAGGCCTTCCGGCGCCTCCACTCGCCGATGATGTCCACAGCCTCAAGCCCCGCGCGAAGTGAAACCATTGACATTACCCGCATTTCCGGAGAGTAAACGCGGGTCCGCTCAGCCATCTTGACCGGCCAACTCCGCTCATCACCGCGTCCAAAAAACTCCACCCACTTGCCTCGATAATCTCGTTCCCAGTGGACGACGGCATCCTCCATCACGGTATGAGGAGTGGGCATAAACACCGACGGTGACGGTTTGAGCAGGAAATCGCTAGCCCCCGGCAGTTCCGAGATTTTCATGAGCGTCTCGCGGAACTCTGCCCAGTCGTCCTCAGTCTCGCCCGGCAGGTCCAGGATGAGATACATGAATAATCCCTTCCGCTTCAGAGCAATCGCCTTACGAGCGGCCTCCACCACTTGCTCATTCGTGTACGGTTTGCGCACCGACTGGCGGAGCCTTTCAGACAGACCTTCAACGCCAACCCGCGGAACGCTATCGCTGCGCTTTTCGATTCGATCAAGCCTTACATCCGAGTCAACCCGGATCTTGCCCATTCGGTGGCATATTGCCGTTAGCTCATCGTCCGCCTTGTGCATCGTCGGTTCCGGAGCAAATAGCGAAACCCGCTTGCCCTTGGTTGACCAGAGCAGCTTCCGCGCCTCGTCGAGCGGCAGTTCACGATACGGCTTCAACTGCGCCACAGCACAGAACGTGCAAGGCATCCGGCAGCCCCTGGCTACCTCGATACGAGCAATGCCATTGGTCTCATGGAGAAACGGCGGCAGTTGCTCGGCATTTCCCCAGCGGACAGATCGCTGGTCCTCAGACGTCAACACGTACGGACTCTCGCGGCCCTCGACGGCATCTTCAATCGCAACCTCCCCATCGCCCACCACGACCGCGTCAGCGAAAGGCAAGAATACAACTGGGTTGAACGCGTTGAAGCCGCCAACAACAATCCGCGGGCGCGGCTGACGATCCTTGCGGATACCGGCCTTCTGCAAAAAATCAGCTAGCGCATACAGGTGTTCCCACCAGAAGCAGGAGAAAACCAGCGTGTCAACGTATCGGGCCGTCCTCGGGGTAACCCGGAAAACCTCATGCTTGCCTCTGAGCACGTGCAGGCAAAGCGCCAACCCATATGCCAGATCATCGCGCCCGAAAGTCAGATACCCGATTCTCACTCCTGCACCTTGTATTTGCACTCATAGGTCTTGACCATCTGCTCAAGCACTCGAGTGATCTCCTGCCGCTTTGCAAGCCATATGCCAGGATGAAAGGTCATGCCCACCTTTACGCCAGGCTCGACCTCCGGGACATCGACAGGGAGATCCGCGTCCGCGTCTCCGATGCCCTGTTCACCGCGAATCAGATCCTCCACCGCCGATGAGTCAACCTGTCCGATATCCGCAACTAGACCGGAGAGAATCTCTTCGTCCGGAACGGCCATGGCGCCCAGCGGATCGAATGTCGCAATAATCAGCTTTTCCTCGTCTTCGTCCAGATCAACATAGGTAACCGGAACCTTCTCCCCACGCGAAATCGCCATGGCGACGCGCGCGTGACCGTCGATGACGTAGCCGGTGCGTTTATTGACGATCACCCGTTGCACCCAACCAACCTGATCCAAGACGCCCGCCAGCGCATCTTGCTGGGCCTTCGGGTGAATGCGCCAGTTATGCGGGTTCGCCAACAATTGATCGGCGTCAACCTCGTCCTGACCGACTATCCGGTTTTGCCACTGCCGGGGTTGTGCTTTCTTACGGGCCATCAAGCGAGCATCCCCTTAAAAACCTGCGCGCGCATAAAATTGACTCGTCGCACGGTCTCGCGCCGCACTGCGCAGATTTTGCGCCGTGCCCCTCCCTTTACTTTCAACAACTTAGCGCCGCTTGCTGCGATACCAACCCCGCTCCGGCTCAATCTCGTCATGGCACTGGCGGCACAGCGGCATCAGGTTCGCCGGATCGTAGGCTAGCCCCGGTGCCTCCCGGACGGGGCGGACGTGATGAACTTCTGTCGCCAATCGCGTTCGCCCGGCCTCCTTGCAGCGCTGGCACAACGGATGTTTGGCGAGTACGATTCGCCGCACTTTCCGCCATCGGGCATCGTAGCCTCGTTGTGCTGCGCTTCCGCGCACTTCATCGGCTGCTTTCGCATCAGCTCGCTTATGTCGCGGGCAGTAGCCGCCCGTTCCGGCCCGGACCAGTTCAGTGCAACCGGGCTTGCGGCATGGACGGAGCGGAGCTTGTGCCATGTCAGCCCAGATTGCGGGGGATATTGAGGACCGGGAAGTCCACACCGGGCCAAGTTCTATGGACTCCGCCTTGCCGGTCAGAGGCTCCACCCAGCCGCTCCACCGAGTAATAGAGCACGTTGCCGCCGCTATCCGCGATCAGTTGCCAGCGATTGGATTGCTTGTCAACGAACTCCAATCGGTAATAGGTTGTAGTGCCATAGCGCAGCGCGGCAAGAAAATCAACATGCGATGCAATCACCGCATGGTCGGCGTGCTTGTCCAGAATCCTGGTCCCCTTCGGGGAGCCGTCCGAATCGACGTGTGGAAACATATATTCCTTGTGCGACAGTAGCGGCGCCACCCGCTGGCTTAAGGCGGGTGCTTGCTACACCCTGACGGCTTGCGCCGCCCCACGCGCTGCCGCGACCACGTGGCCCACTATAACCCGCCGGAGGGACCTTTCAGCCGCGAATCCGGAAGCGACCGGTCCATGTCCGGCGGGCAGTAAGGCGATCCCAAAGGACCGCCGGAGAAGACCTACGCCCGGAATGTGCCGGGGTCAGTCTTCAATTCTTTGAACGCACGCCGCAATCTTCGCATCTCCGCATCCACGTCGATACCGTGATGCTGCGCCCAGCGCTTGCCCAATGTGTGTACCGCTTCCCGATACGGCCACTGGTGATGCTCCCGGCACAGCGGAATTGCTTGACTGTCGGGAGCCTTGCGCCCAAAGGCTCGCGGCCCGTAGTGGTGCGCTTCAACCGGGCGCTTGCCGCAGATCAGACAGGGCTGCTGGCGAATCCATTCCATGTACTTCCGGTCTCTGGCTGGAGCGCGGGGGCTCGAACCCCGATCCCCGGAATCAAAGCCCGGTATCCTCCCATTGGACGACGCTCCATGGCTGATCATCGCCACGGCGGCGGCTCGCCATGCTTGGAGCCCATCTGATAGCGCCAGACGGCAATGGCTTCCTCCTCGCTGTCGAAGCCCGCTATTTCCCAGAGGGGAGCGGTGGCGGGGGGCAAATCCGCCTGGATTCCTTCAATGTCCAAACCTTCAGCCCGTTGTCGAGTCTCTGCTGCCATGAATATCTCGTGCCGGCCAGTTGCCCCAGCGTGATCGGTGGTGGATCAAATGGCCGGCGATAGCGGATCGCCCGCACGGGCTTTCCCTTCCGGGTCCGCACCACCCGCACCATGCCGGCGGCTTCCATCCGCTTGATCTTCGCCAGACTCCACCAGCCCAGCAACTCGCCGTCATAGCGGTACAACCGAATTAGATTCGCCGACAAATCGCCTATGTGCTTTATCCGCCGCCACATAGCGGCCATGCGGGAGATGGATTAACGACCGTCCCGGCGGTCGATGCTAGCTGGCGGTCACAAGCCGCGCATACTCGGCCCTTGCTTGCGCTCTGATCTCGCGCTTGCCTTGGCGTGAAACCACATCTATGGTTCGGAAGTACTTCGATCTGCGCATCGGCACCCACTCATAGAGGCGATCAGCTTGACTTGCCACCAGGGGGTCAACCATCCTACTCTCCTCCTCTTCGCGCCCGCACTCCCAACATTGGTTGATCAGACCGGGCTTCCCGGGGTCTGGGGTGAACTCTTCGCCACACACCGCGCAGATCATGATGTATTCTTCCCCTCATCCGGGTAGTAGAACAGCGATGGCGAATTTTACGCCTTCAGGACAGGATTTTTTTGATTTTGTGCCGCGCTTGCTTTCGTAGATCCGAGATCCATTGTTGGCCGACGCCAACAATCCGGGCCGCCTCCGCCTGTGTAAAACCCAGCACGTCGCAATACAGAAAGGCATCCCGCTCCTTCGGGGGGAGCTGTTTCATTGCCGCCCGGAGCGATAGTCGGGCGATGATCGCATCCTCAGAATTTCTCACGGTGGTTCTCATCAAACATTTCTCTCCAGGGTTTACGCTTGCGCCAATGGCGTACCTCGCCGCGAATTGAGCGTTTCATCCGCTGCTTGGCATTGCAAAGGATATGCGTCAGTTTGGTCCGCCCCCACGCCAAATCCAGCACGAGCGAGTAATTCCCCACGGCAACCAGCTCGTCTCGCTCTACCGTGGGCCGCTGCCCTGCCCGGATCATCCGATTCGCCAGACGCCGAATGTACGGCATGTATTCCCGCACCAGGCGGTCTCTCTCTTCGATTGTCATGGCGGATCGTTTGGACGACTGGGGCATGGCGAGACAGTTAGACCTTCAATCTCCCCAGTCACCGGCCCGCGTGGGGGGCGCCAGACCGGCTACACTTTCATTCTGCCACATCATAAAGCAATTTGCAACAGAAATGTTTTTGCGCCCCAATGTACACTGGAGCACAAAGGAGTCGCTGCTGCAAAGCGGCAAGCGGGCATTGCCTAACAGACCTGTAAGATGTACAATGGGGGCATGAGCGGCAGTGCGCCCTCACAAAAAGATCCTACTGCCATCGCCCGGGGGCGGCTCGGGGGATTGGCCGCCGCCCGCAACATGACCGCCGCACAGCGCTCGGAGCGGGCGCGCAAGGCTGGACACGGGCGGAAGCTGAAATGCACCTGCGGGCACTGCCCCACCTGCTACCAGCGCGAGTATCACCGCCGCTGGCGCGCCGCCCGCAGGCGAACAAACGGCGAATAAAAAAAGTGAAAAAAAATTGAACTTTCGCCTTCTCTTCGCCTTGACAACTTAGAGCAGACCTGCGAAAATATAAGCATGATGAGGCGGACAGAATCTAGGGCAGCCCGGAACAGGAACGACGCCTGGACGGGCATGAACTGGATTCGCCGCGAGAAGCGGCTCGCCATCTATCTCCGCGATGGGCTGGCGTGCTGCTACTGCGGCGCCTCGGTCGAGGACGGCGCCAAGCTGACCCTCGACCACCTCACGCCGGATAGCCGGGGCGGCGGGAACGAGGCGAGCAACCTTGTGACCTGCTGCCACCGGTGCAATTCGGCTCGCGGCAATCGCCCGTGGCGGAAATTCGCTGGGGCGGTCGCCGAGTACCTCAACCACGGGATCGCGGCGGATGACATCATCCGCCACATCCAAAATACCCGCCGCCGGGCACTGGATGTCCAGGCGGCGAAGGAACTGATCGCGCGCCGCGGCGGATTCACCGCGGCGCTGAAAGGAAAATGAAAATGAAACACCGCTGCGGTCATCAAGCGGTGCTGCCGCCCTATATGGGGCGGGGCGCAGCTCGGCAGAGGCGGATCGCCGCCTATCTGGAGCGGGTATGCCCGCGATGCGCCGTCGAAGCCGCCCGGCGCCAATGCATGGCGCTGACAAACCTTGATGGTTCGCCAGCGCCGCTTGCATACCGCGAGCGGAAGCTGGCGGATCGACTTGCGGCGCTGCGGCGGATCTACGGAGCCGCGGCGCTGAAAGGAGAATGACAAATGATAGTAATCGAGCAAAGTATTGAGATCCTGGAGGAGACCCATGACGGCGATGATCTGACGCCGCAGGACCTGCGGCTCGTTGAAGCCGCTGTCAACGGGTGGTTGAGCGAGACTGGTAAGGTTGCATTCGACGAGCTGTACCGTCGCGTACAGCGCGGGAGGTGAACCGTGGCTGAAATCATCAAGCGAATCAAAGCCTTCGGCGTGCCCTGCACGCTGTGGGCGTCCAAAGATCCCGAGGGGCGGCGTGTCTACGCCGTCAGCCGCGACCGGGGCGGCGTCGCCGTCGAGCCGCAGGGCGGCTGGCGGTACACCCAGCGCCTCACCCGGCTCGCGGGCGAGGATGCGACCAAGGCGGAGACGGATGACTGATTAAGCCCGCCTCCTCCCCTGATGAGCGCGGGCCGAAACGCCCCACCCGGGGCGTCGGGAGGATAAAGACATGAGACTCAGGACCCCTAGCGACATTCAGCAATCGATCGCCCAGTGGCCTGGCTACTGGGCAGCGATGGACCTTCAACCATCCGGCGAGGTCCGGATTCGCTACTACGACGGCGGCGAGGCAAGCGCCGTCTTCACGCGGCGCGACGCCAATGACTACTACCTATGGAGCGAGACCCGACAGGTCCGGCTCCAGAACTGGAAGCGGGCGGATGAAATGTGGGAGTTCGTCCGCGAAGTCCTGGACCGCGGACCGGACCGTTACGGGCTCGCGCAGCTCCCCCTCTGACCCCTCACCCCGGCTCACTCACGAAGCGGGCCAGGGTAGGCGGTTAGCCTGAGAAAGGAGAAGCAATGAAGTATATAGTCGATTACGATCCTCCAGAGGGACAGAGCAGCAGAGTCCCCGGATTCCCGACGCCCCATGAGTTCGCCACGTTAAAAGAGGCTCGCCGGTACATCCGACAGCAACTGGGAGTCCGGCGGCTCCACCCAAGCCGGCGATGGGACCCCGACATTTACGAGAGCCGGGAAGATTCGACGCTCGTCAGCACCGAAGCGTATTACGAGACGCCTGACGAGGGATGCGGGTCGTACTACATCCTTCGGCGCGAAGCTCCTGAGAAGCACTACGATCTCCGGCTGAGGTCTCAGTATGACGTGCTCTGACCTCTCACGCCAGCTCGCTCACTGAGTGCGGCTGGCGCGGGCGGTTAGCCCGAGGAAGGAGAAAGGACGTGAATGGAAGAGAAATCAGGGAAATCCTGATGCAGCCCGCTGTCAGCCGTGCGATGATGCTCGGCACCGAGAATCCGGCTTTGACCAAGCTCGTCAAGGCAAGAAAAATCCGCCGCGGCATCCTGCGCGCGAAGCGGAATCTCCAGCAGGATGTGGCGCGGCATTACAGTCCCCGGATGGACGCTGGCGAATGGTACGACGCTGGACTCAGCCTTGGCCCGCATCCGGCCCAGGAGCTGGCCATGCAGCGGTTGATTCGGGAAGCGTTCGAGGACCCGACGCTGCCGCCGGAGCTGCGGAAGAATGCGGCGCAGTAAGCCAGAGTGGAAAGGAGAACAGGAATGAACTTGAAACTTGTCCGGGCTGTCTACAGAACAGCCCTTGAAGCCAAATGGGGGGGCGAAGCAAACGCGGCGGCCCTCCACTACGGCATTCCGGAGATGCAAGTCCCTCCGCCCTACCCGGTCGCCGTATATGACGGCGAGAGGAAATACTTGGGATACTATCTCCGCGACTACCCTCGCGATACCGACCGGCGAACCCTGACGCTGGCGGAGGCTGCCGGCCCGGAGCTGCCGGTCTACCGCGACATTCGCGGGGTGTTCCGCCATGCCCTGATTGTCCGCTTGCCAAATGGCGGCTGGCTCCTAGAAGAGGTGGACGGGCCCGGCACCCGGTATGTACGGGACTTGCCCGAGATCGTGAGGTCTCAGCAGGTGTACGAGGAAATCCTCGCCACCATGCCGCCCGGCTTGACACCCGGATTACCTGGCGAGATCCGGGCCCGCAGGCTGTGGGCGTGAGGCGGCAGTGAAAGATCGCCGCGCTAGTCATCCCTATCATCCTCTAGCCTCAGATATCGCGGCTGGAATAGCAGTTTCGCCGCGCCTATCGGCCCGTTGCGTTGCTTCTCCACGCTGATCCGCGTTGGCACAGGATTCCCCGCCTCCATTGCCTCCTCGCGTGCTTTCCGCCGCTGCCAGATCACCAGAACAATATCGGCATCCTGCTCAATTGTCCCGCTCTCCCGGAGCATTGACAGCGATGGCGGCTTCTCGTCTTCATCTTGGTAGCGCCGGATTTGCGACAGTGCAATGACGGGAATTTGATGCTCGGCCGCCAACAGCTTCAGGTCCCGCGTCATCTGCGAGACCTCCTGCACCCGGTTTTCGGTCCGGTCGGCACCGCGGAGCAATTGCAGGTAGTCGATCACCATGTAGTCCGCCCGCCGCCCCGCGGCCTTGTGTCGCTGGAGCGCCGCGTGCAGCGAAAGAACCGTCCGGCTGGGCTGGTCCGAAACGTAGACCGGGAGCTCGGCAAGCTCTCGCGCAGCTTCCGCAACTTCTCGCCGCTCCAGGTTGCTTAGCCGGCCCTTGCGCCAGTGCTGCATACTGACTTGCGCCGCCGCTGCGATCATCCGCCGCCAGATCTCGGCCTTGCCCATCTCCAGCGACGCAAGTAGCCCGTGTCGCCCACATTTCCCGGCGTAGTGGCAGATGGCACCAGCGACAGCGCTTTTGCCGTGCGATGGTCGCCCAGCGATGATCACTAGTTCGCCACGCCGAAACCCACCACCAAGAATCGCATTCAGATGCTGCCAGGGAAGCGGGAGCACCGGCTTCATCCGCGCCGGATTGAGGAAGTCCTCAAGTGGCGACTCACGCTCCAGGTATTCCGTGAGCGATAAGAAATCCCCATCCGTCCGCTTGCCGCCAATGCCCCGGAGCTGCTGCTCGGCCCGTTCAAGCAGTTCCGTTGCCGTTCCGGCCCCTTCCGCTGCTTCGTTGGCTATCGCACGTGCCGCGTGGATGAGCCGCCGGCGCATCGCCGCCTCTTGGACGGTCCGGATGTATGATTCCAGGCCATACAACTGCGGCAACCCGTCATCCAGGCTCACCAGGTAGCTCAGTCCGTCGATTCTGCGGAGGTCGCCCGTCTCCTCCAGCCGATGCGCCAGCGTCACCCGGTCCACCGATTGCCCCTGCGCGTGCAGTTCCCGCATCGCCGTGAAAATAAGCTGGTGCTTGCGGAGCGAGAAATCGAGCGGTTGAAGTGAGGAAAGCATAGCAAGGAGGGCCTTGGCGTCGGTCATCGCGGCGCCGAGGATCAGCCGCTCAATATCGACCGCCGCCGGGAGCGTAGCCGCCGCCATTTAGTCACCCTTCAGCCAGCGTCGGAACCGCCCTCTTGACTTGTTGTCCGGATCATGCCAACTTACGCCGTAGATCCGCCGGCTGAAATCGCCCCAAAGTTTCTCTATCTCTCGACGGTTGAGACCGCAGCATTCCGGGACGTACCAGTCAAGCCACTGCACGTCGAGCTCGTGTATCGGGTTAGCTACGTCATTCCTTGCTTTCGTCATACAGCCTCCCGAATGGATCTTCCGGCTCCGGAATTTTGTCCAGATCGCGCTTTTCCCGGAGCCACCGGTGCAACGCTGGCCAGTAGCGCGGCTCAATGCCTTCGGCTAAGACGTGCTCCACCCATGCCTCGTGCCGTTTGTCAATCCGGGCTGCAGCTTCCGAATGCTGCGAATCGGGGAACTCACTCAATCTCTCTGCCCATGCTTGCTCAGCGAGAATTCGGCCGTCCTTCTTCGCGTGGCGTTCGTAGATCCGCTCAAATCTCTTCAAGCGATCTTCAGACACACACACCTCTGAGTCTTGCCGCGTTCCGCCAGACGGTGTTACCGTTACGATACGTTCGGTGTGTGTTGGCTCTGGCTTAGGCTCTGGCTCTGGTAGTAGAGTTTCTGTTGAATTTCTGTTGAATTTCTGTTGAATATCGGGGTTAACCACCAATGTTTTGTTAGACTTAGCCGATACACCGCGTATTGTGTGGCGCTGGTCTGTTGGGTTTCCGTTGAATCTTCGTTGAATCTTCGTTGAGTCTCTGTTGAGTTTCTGTTGAATTTCCGTTGAGTTTCTGTTGAGTTTCTGTACTGGTCTGCCGCGCGATGGGTGGCGTGGATCGGAACCGTCCCACCATGTCAGCCCAGCCCGAGAGAGCGCGGTACGCCAAGTATTGTCCGCGTGCTCGGCAACGTCATGGATAACCAGCCGATGCGGCTCCGGCGCCGAGTCTACCCAACCCGTCTCAATGAGCAACTCGATCAGCTTGCCTTTCTCGCCAGTCCAGCCCAGCGCCGTCTCGATGACGGCATCCGGCCACTTCCCGATGTCGCCCTGGATGGCGTACTTCGACGCCCAATGCCACAGTGACTCTAATATCCCTACAGCTAGCGTCTTGGGCATTCCTAGACCCGCCTCGCTGAGCCGATCAGCGAGCAGTTGGATCTTAGGGTGTTCAGGGGTTCCGCGTTTCATGGTCCGTCTCAATCATGACTGCTCAAACCCGGCAATGATCTCCCTGCCGATTTCGACGTATGAGCGCATCCACTGCGCCAAGGTTTTCGCGTCCTCGCCCGAAGCACGCTCAGCAAGATCACGTAGCGCCTCGCCCAGGCGGCCGTGGAAAGCAACTGAGTTCAAGTATTCCTTGCCTGTATTCTTACCCCTCGCCGCCACCGTTCGCTTGGAAATAGTGAGACACAGATCATTTCGGGTGAGCACAAAGCCGTTTTGCGTCTCGTATAACACTCGCTCTTCGGCGGTTTTGCATTGACGCCCCAATGGCTTTGTGGTTTTCAGAATGGTTTTATTCAACATTGTTCCTTATGCCTCTCGTAGCGCAAGGCGCTCTTGGTCTGTCGCTGGTGTCTCCAGCTCCGCAAGGTTCCTCAGCGCTTGCCGGTAGTAGGTTGGCTTTAGCTCAATCCCAATTGCTTTCCGTCCGGCTTTTACCGCTCCGTACACCTCGCTTCCCACGCCCATGAAGGGAGATAATACCGCTTCCCCTGAGTTGCTCCAAAGCACAAGACACCGCTCGATCACATCAAGCTGAAGCGGGTGAATATGCCTCTCGTCTTCTTGGTCGCGTGCGGGTTTGTACGGCAGAACATTGGTAAGCCGTATGTCATCCCAGAAGGCTGAAGCGTATTGTCGCCAGATCCAGTGAGAATAGCGATTTTCCGTCTGCTTGCCTTTCCAGTTGCGGTATGGCAGCAGTTCCTGCGGAATAGGCCTCGCGCCAGCGTAGCTCTGCAATCCGTGCGGGTGAGCGATGGGGATCTTGTTTTCCCCCTTCTTCCTCATGACAAGGAGATAATCCGCACTAGCGACGCCGCAACGCGAGGAGTCCTCGACGATTGTTTTGTGTGCCAAACATTTTGCCATGGTCCGATTGCGGACGGTGAGCGGCTCCTTCCAGACATGGTATCTGGCGACGTAGCGGAACCCGATCTTATCATGCAACCGGATGATGTCACCTGGAAAATCTATCAGGTAATCATTACGCCCATTATTGCTACGCGGTATGTCCATGCAGTGAACGCAAGTCATCCGACCCGGAAGTGTTAACCGAAAGATCTCCCGGATTATGAACTCATAATGCCTGAAAAACTCGTCGTAGTCTCGGCTGTTTGACAGATCCCTTGGACTGGAGGAATAATGATAAAGCCCAGCGAATGGCGGTGAGTAGATAGACAGGTGGATACTATTATCCGGAAGCGTTGGTAGTACTTCCATTGCATCGCCGTTGTATACCGCGTAGCGCTCTGTGAGTTTCTGCTCGATTATAGCCATGATGGTACCTGGACGTCGGTATTGTAGTTCTGCTCTCGCTCGATATGTAGCTCCTCGTTCATGTGGGACACCAGGGCTGAGAACATCCGGTCGGCCGCCTCTGATTTCCGGCGGAGGTTCTCTTTTGCCCCGCGCTCACCCTCCGTGACAACTAGGTCAACACGCACCGGGCGCGTCTGACCAAAACGCCAACAGCGCCGGACTGCCTGATAATATTGCTCGTAGCTGTGAGACGCGAACGTTACAACGTGAGCGCAATGCTGCCAATTCAACCCCCAGGCGCCGATTTTGGGCTTGGTGATGATAACTCGAAGCTGGCCGGAGCCGAATGCCTCGTAAGTCTCCTCCTTCTCTTCGTCCGGGGTTGAACCGGCAACTTCACGCGCATCGGGAATGAGCCGGCTGAGCAGCCTGCCCTCATCATTAAGGTGGCACCAGATCACCGCAGGCTCACTGGTGTTAGAGACGAGCTCGGCGACGGCCTCGCATCGCTCAGGAATTGTTCTGCGCCGTTCTTCTCGCTCCTCCCTCATATTCGTAGCCGGCATAGCGAAAAGGGCACCGGGCGCGAGAGTACGGGTTTCAATCACGTGCTCGCGTTCGTGCAATGGTGGCAGGATAAAGCCGTCATCCTCAAAGCCGAGATCTGATGGCTTGCGCAGCGCCCTTGCCCATGAGCACACCCAACGCCAAAACGGCCGCTGAGCATGACCCTTAAAGCGCCAGCGCTGGCCGGCGTGGCGGCCCCCAAATGCCGCCCCCTTGACATCCACCGTGCTGTTGTCGCTCCGGAAAAACCTAGTCAGCATGTCCATATGTCCCATCTCACCCAACGCCTCAGCAGAAGTGCCCAGCTCGGTATAATCGTTTGGTGCCGCAGTCGCTGTGCAAAGCAGCCGATACGGGAGCGTCCGCATAAACTCGGTTATCTGTCCGCGCCGCTTCCCATCAAACGATTTCAATATGCTTGATTCGTCGCAGACGACGCCAGCGAAGTCGTCCGGATTAAAATGATGTAGCTTCTCATAGTTCGCCACGGCGATCTTTGCCGTCGCGGGGCTTCCCGCGCTGCACCGTTCGCACTCGATGCCGAACTTCTGACCTTCTTTGATTGTCTGTTGTGCCACGGCCAGGGGCGTGAGGATGAGCACCGGTTTGTTCGTTTTCCTGACGACGTTTTCGGCCCACACCAACTGCATCGGCGTTTTTCCAAGACCGCAGTCTGCAAAGATAGCCGCCTTACCCTTACGCAAAGCCCAGTCCACCAAGACGCGCTGGAAACCAAAGAGAAAATCTGGCATCCAAATCGGATCAAAGCCGGAATACGATCCATACTGTTCCTTCTGCCGCAGAAATTCCCTATAGTCGGTGTGGTCCACCAATATGATTGCTTCCTCCATCAAGTTGTCTTCCGCGCCACGTTTCGCGCCTTCAACGTCAAGCAACCACTCCGGATAGCGCCCGGCGGAGCGAATATAGTCCCCGGCTCGCCGCTGGTTGGCGCGGGCAACGGATAGCGCTTGCTCAAGATTCATTGGTTACCGGTATCTTTCGCGCGCTGAGCTTTAGCTCGTAGCCCAGCTCGTAGAGCATGGCAGCGAGATCCCAAAGGGAAATTTCACCGTCACTAAACAGGCGGCGCACGATCCGCATACTCTCTGATGTCTGAACGTTGCAGCCCTTGCTCAGTTCGCTCCCGAGCCACTCTGGGCTGCGCGCCTGTTCTCCTAGCAGTCGTGCTACTAGCTCTGCAGCATCAATGCCAGCACCATGTACATAGTAAAGTCGGCGGTACGTTGGGCTCCGCATGAGCTTTTCGTGTCTAGTCATTCTAGCCTCCGTTTCTGATAATTCAGTTCAACGTCGAACACTTCGTCCGAGATGCCTGCGAGCTCTTGGAGTTCCAGAAGCACATCGCCGAGCTGATACCAGGGGCAACACGTAAAATGCCGCCCGAAAACACCTGGCTTGCGGTACGGGCCGCAAGTGCACGGGTATCGCTCCTGAAGTATCCGAACAAGACGAGCCACCAGTACCCCCGAATCGCCACCTGCAAGTTCGGCTGCAAGCTTTAACAAGTCTTGTACGGCGAAGTCCGAAGCGGGCACCTTCGTTCGGAACCTCTCGGGTGGGCCGTAGTAGACCTTTTCCCATACCTGATGAAGCCTTTGAGCTAACTCCCCGTACGTCATTCGCTTTCCCCCAACCTCTCTCTGATTTTCCGTAGTAGCTCAGCGTGCGTCATTGGATGGCAAAAGAAGAATGGCGGGTCGGATTTCTCCTTTGCCATAAGATCTGTATCAGTTTTAATGAGCCTGTCTAGCAAGATACTTAGTACTTTCATGTCAGTAGGCGCTGGTACTAGCCGTCCGTTGCGATCCCGCCACGCCCGGACGACAAACGCGCCGACTATGTGGCAAAGAGCTTTTATGGTATTATTATCAATGGGTTTCATTTTATTGGCCTCATTCCTTCCCTAGAGGTATTCGCTCGCATCGTCTAGCCCTTCTTGCAGCAATTGCACGCCTTCGCGGAATGCACCACCAGCTTGACGCTCATTCTGCTTCCTCCATGCCGCAAGGAGAACTGCGGCGTCGCCTGTTTCGGTGTATTGCACCCAGGCATTCCTGTCCCTGATGGGCGGCCAAGGAATCGGCCAGTACGGATACACGGCGTCGCGCGTGTCCTCCACCAGGTAGCCGTCCTGCTCCCTGACGCCGTGCTTTTCCAGGTTCTCGCGGAGCAGCCCGCGCAGCAGTTCTTCTGGCGATCCGTCAAACTCGTCAATCCATGTGTCTAGGCTCATCCGTTTTCCGGTTAACAATTGCTCATCAAAACTTGAGCATCGGTGCTCGAAAAGCCGGTGCTCAGGCGCACGGGTAGCCTGTGTGATTCTCGTAACTTGTTGATTTCGCTAGGTGGTGTGGCAGGCGCGGCAGGACTCGAACCTGCGACCCTCGGCTTAGAAGGCCGATGCTCGCAAATTCCGTGGTAACGCATGTCACTGAATGCTTTGGACTTGCCCGCCAGCATCCTCATCGCATGTATCAAATGCACCACAAAACCATCCCAATTCGCCCAGAATCGCCTCCGGAATCGCCCGGCGCCGCTCCACGTCTTGGACGCTGTAGTACAACGTCATGCTCGCGTCACGATGCCCCATCGTCCGCTGCCGATCTTCCAACGGAATCCCTGGAATCTGGCCGGCTAGCGCCGAGTGTGCACGCCGAAAGCCGTACCACGTCACCGGGAATCCGAGCGTGTCGGCTAGCTTGCGGAATTGCCGGTTGGCGATGTTGTGCGAGTCAACCGGGGTTCCCCGGCGGCTCTGGAACAGCGGCGCCTCCGGGTCCTGGCGCTTGGAACGTTCAACCAGCGCCGCCAGCATCCCGGCCAGCTCCGGCGTCAAGCCCTCGATCCGTTCCCTGGCCGATGTCTTCAAGCTGCCATACTCGCCGCGGTAGTAATTCTCGCGGACGGCTACTGAGTAGGGCGCTAGCATGATTCCGTCCACCTGCACAGGTTGGGGCGTGAAGTTGCAATTCCGCAGACGGAGTCCACACAATTCCGCCGGCCCCATCGAAGTAGCTACCGATAAAAGTGCCATCTCGCGTGCTGGCGGCGTGAGCCGTAAGAGCACCAGGCGCAATTGTTCCACCGTGTACGTAGGGCGCCGCTCGTGCCGCACCGCGGGCAAGCTCACCAACCGTGCCGGATTCTCCGCCTGGTACAATCGCAGTCTCCGCGCGTGCTCAAAGATGGCGGACAGGCAGTGCTTCGCGTGCAACACCGTCTGCACACTGTAGCCTCGCTCGAATAGCTGCCGCACAATGCCCTCAATGGTGCCCGCGTCCACATCTGACAGCCTGCACCCGCCCACCAGCGGTTCCAGCATCCGCCACCGGGTGGCATAGTGCGTTCGCCCGGCCTTTTTCAGCCGCCACACCACCTGTGGCTCAAATTGCGACGCCCAAAACTCGCTGAGTGTCGTGCTGCTGGAGGGGCGGCAGTTGCGGAGATTGATAGCCGCCATGAACTCTCGGCGCTTCCGCTCGGCCTCCCGGACGCCGACATCTTTCTTGGAACCGATGTACTCGTACCGCCACCTCCAATTCCCTTCCGCGTCGTACTCCCGGTATTGCACCGTCCAGGTGCTGCGAGACTTCACCCATCTACCCTTCTGACTTCTCGGTCGTGCCATCGTTGCCTCCATGGGCATTGTGGCACAAACGGGATTGGGCATCATTCTCATCTCAGCGCTTCAGATTCGAGCCGCGGCTCCGCCATCTGTTCGTTGTGCACCTCACGTAAGCCGAGCTGGCTAGATTCACCAGCCACAGCCATCAGACCCTCAACGCTGAAGCCGTGATGGCGGCACAGACGCCAGGCAGCTTTAGGCTGATTATATGGCGGGAGGGCTAACGCGGAAATAGCCATTGCGAACCCCTGATAGAAGCCCCGCTCCCAATCGCTCAGCTTTTTTCGTGCCATGTCGCATCTTCTTGCTGGCGCTGCTTCAGCTCTTCCAGTTCCCGTAAGGCGCTCTTATAGTCACGGAGCAGCCTCTCCCACTGTGGGAGCCTCCACCTTGCTAAGCGTTCAGCCGCAGCATGACAGGTTGCGACCTCGCACCGAAAACCATCAAGTACCCCGCGATAATAGGCTGGGCTCTCGCGTTCTTTCATCGCTCCTCCTTCTGATCTTTGCGTGGCTGAAAGCAGTCGCAGTCGTCCTCTCCAAATTCATTCAAATAAACAATGCCTATCGAGGGAATTTCCTCCTGCGGGGCAAAACAGTAACCCCAGTTTGCTCTGACGTGCTCGCACCTCCCTGACTTGCAAATCGCTGGGCTATTCGTCGAACGGGATTTTCCTGCCGTGCTTCGCAAGTTGCTTCCCATCAATGTCCCCACTGCACAGTCCATCAATGATTTCCAGCAGTGTCTCCACATCTCGCTGGTAGTGGGTGGCATATTCCAACAAGATCTTCAACCGCTCCTTGTCGCGTTCCGACACTAATGGATCAATTTTGAAGCTCGCCCAGAGGTGATCCGGCGGCAGTTCGTAGTGGTTGGCAATCACGTAATCACAGCCGCCCTTGCAAATCGATGCGAACGTTGGGATGGAGCAATCCTTACACCGCCCCTGAATCGATCTGAGCAAATGCTGCACCGCTCGGATTCCGTCAGCTTGTATGTTCATCGCTTGCCTCCGTACTTGCGCTCCCACTCGCGGAGCACCTTTGCCACCAGGTGTCGCATCGGGCGGGTGTCGGTGTCAGTGCATTGCGACAGCGTGTCCATGCAATAGTCGCCGGTTATAACAAAGATCGGGCAGGCCTCGTGGCAAAGGTGTGATTCCATGGTTTCAAGTTTCCTCTTCAGTTCCTGGTTATTCACTGCATTACCCCCGCTCCCGCAAACGCCTCCAGCTCCTTGCGGTACTTCTTGGCAATGCGGCTCAAAACTTTCCGCTGGAATTCCGTCAATCCATCCAGCTCGCCCACCAGCGCCCGGCCGATCTGCGCAAGCACCACGGCATCGGCTTGATTGTTATCTGCCGCTTCAACCCTCCATCGCCGCCAAACCTCGCGGAGGATCAGTGCCTTGTCGGCTTTAGTGCTCCCTGTTGCAAATTGCTTGAGCTGAACGGGGGCGACAAGAACGTACGGGATTTCGGCCTTATCCAATAAGATCCTTGCCTGCCAGTGCAGCCAGCCAATCTGAAGGAATGTCGCTGATTTGGAGCCGTAGCTCGGCGATTCAATGACAGCCAGCTTGCCCGCTGGACCGTATGAGGTTACCATCTGCACCGCCAGCTGCTTCCACAACCACGAGAGCCGATCAGTACCGCTCCTGTCCCCGGTAGAAATCGTGCCAAACCGGTCATACCAGTCGCCAGCCTGGTCCTTGATGCACCAGCACCAGCCGGTTGCGGTGAGCGAGAGATCGAGTCCGAGAATCGTCATCAATCCCCCTTGTTGAATAACCAGTCCAGCAGAATGATCAATACGGAGCCGGCAAGCACCGCGCCGGCGACGAAACCTAGCGCTTCTAGCGGAGTCATCGGTTCCTCCTGTCAATCAAGTCATCGAGGAGAATAATTATGATCCCTCCAATAATGCACCCAAGCGTCCAGGCACAGACAAAAGCTAGCGCTTCTGACAGAGTCATCAGCTCTCCTCGCGGCGATACCGCCGCCGCTGCGCTGCGCTCATGCGCCGGCGGGCTTCTTCGCTCACCTCACGGCGCTTGCGCCGCCAAGGAATCGTCAGAATGATTCGGATGTCGCGGTAGCGACGTTCAATCCGCAGCTTCATGTTTCACCTCCGGTTCAAGCTGGAAATCCTCACCCGCTTCGCTCGAAGCCTCGCCGGCCGCCTCGCTCTTGCGCCTCGGCATGGCGATTTCATTGGAATCAGGTTCCGCTTGCCAGTCCGTCTCCTCTTCCGGCTCCTCATCCTCCGGGTAGAATTCGGCTTCCATGCGTGCGGCTTCTTGCGCTTCCGGGAGTTGCGGGGATTGCTGGGGGGCACTGGCAAGAGCGACACGCCGGAATTCCTCGCCAGCCTCGATAGCCTTGCGGTAAAGTTCAACTGCATCGCTTGCACGAAGTTGCAGGCTCACGGCGTACTGAGTTGTCGGCTTGCCTTGGTGTGACGCGCGATAGGGCCGCAGTGTGAGCAACAGCGGGATGCCTGCCACTGTGCCCTGTTCAGCATTTCCCCTTCCAGTCACGGTGCGAATTCGATGAATGCTTGAGGCGAGATCCGCTGCACTGCGAAACCCCGTGCTGTCAAAGGTGCAGGTCCCGCCGAGCATGGGGGCATACGCTAGCTGGAAGTTCAAACGGCTGTGCGGCTTACAGACGCGCTTCTCGCCGCGAGCGAGCGGACAGCCCTTGATGTAGCATCTGCCAACCAGCGGAAAGAACTGCTCGCCTGCCGCCTCTGCTTCAGCCGCAAGCCGCCTTTCCTCCTCGTTTTGAGCGGCGGTGATCCGGCGCCGCGCATTGATGCCGTCGCCCTCGCACTTGAGTTCTGCCGCAGTCCACCATTGATATGCGAGTTCGAGCGGCTGATCCGTCAAGAAGACGATGCCGATCTCTGTCGGCACTGGACCGTGGCGCTCTATCGCTTCCCAATCGGGGTAATAGGAGCCGTCAATACCGATGCGGTGAAAGGTGAAGTAGGGGAACTTGCCCGGATGGCCCCTCAATGGTGCCTTGCGCCGCTGCTCGTTGTACGCCTTTTCGGCTTCCACCCGCGAGTCGAACCGCAGCCGCTTCGTGTCCTTGCCAACACCAACCTCAACAACCCACTTTTGCGCCCTGTCAATGTAGACGTGGACGGCTGGCCCCTTCGGGTAGCCGATGCCTACCTTGAGGATGCGGACTTCGCGCGTCAATGGCGTGCCATCCGGTGAGTGCGTCACACCATAGAGTTTGGTTCTATCGAGCTCCATGCTACCTCCTGTCGGTGTCGCTTCCCTGGCTATTCTCCACCGGCGCATCCGGCTGCTTTGCCTTGCCGGGATCACCGAGTTCCGCTTCCAGCCAATCAGCGAACGGACCGGTCGAAACTTCGATCTTATAATCCATTGTTTTTCCGTCCGTGACGCGGAATGTCGTAATGCCATATAGGTCGATCCCCGCCTTGTCGCCGTATTTGGTCGGCACACGCTCAAGCATGATGTCGGGCTTCGGATTATCTGGACTGACAACCTGGAAATCCCAAAGCCGGTGAATGGCAGGCGGCACTGGTTTATCGTGTTCCAGATGCTCCGCAGCCTGCCGCAAGATTAACACTTGGAAGTTTCGGATGGCTCTTATGGGATCGTCCGTTGCAACGTCGCAACCAGCCACGGAAGGAACGACGACTCTCCATTTGTCCCCGTTTCGCATCATCTTGATTCGGATCTGATTCATGCCTGCCTCCTGCCGGCACGAACAACCTGCTCGGCGATAACCCTGACTCCCGGCAGTTGCGCTGATCCCCTCGTGGCCCGCGCCCACTGGTTCAGTGCCTTCATGTTCGGCTCAATGAGAGCGGGCGGAACGGTGCCGTTGACGACGCCGCCAGCCAGTGCCTTCAGGTCAGTCACCTCCGCGCGAAAAACGGTTACCGTCGAGATCCCTTTCGTCTTTGGGGGCTCTGGCGGCTTTGAAACAGGCAAAGGCTGCCGTCCCGCTTCCTGAAGGATCGCCTCAACCTCAGCGGCCGCTGCTCCCTCTTTCTCGGCTTCAATAGCGGCACGTAGCGCCTGCTCTTCCGCTCGCCGCCTTGCTTCTTCCTCGGCCTTGCGCCTGGCCTCCTCAGCCTCTCGCTGCCTCTTGAGCCGGTAGTCCCTCGTGCGTTGCTTGATCACGGCTTCCGCCTGTCGGAGCGGCTCCAACATGCGTTTCTCGGCGGCGACGACGGCCTTCCACGCCTCATGCGCCTTCCGCTTGATTGGACCATGGTGTGCCGTGATCTCTTTCTCCAGATCCTTGATGCCGAGCAGCATTTCATCCGCCTGCATCAAGGCTTCATCGCTAGTGATCTGAAGCGCTTGCGCCCGCTCCGGCCACGTCATGGCCTGCTGCTCCAGTTCCCTGGGTGCTACCGCCGCTTCAGCCATTCGTCCTGCTCCTTTCCTGCTTTGCCCTCATCACCGTCAGGGCGGCGAGGAAGATGTTGAAGTCCTCCTGCCACTGCTTGCTTGAGAACTCTTGCACCTGATAGGCGCCGTCTGATTTGAGCGCCACCGCCATGCGGCGGTAGCTTCGCGGCTCCTCGAAGAACGCTGCGTAAGCCGCAAGCTGGATGCTCACCCACCACGGCATGGCGCCCGTCTTGATATCAATGATCCACTTGTCGCCGGCCGGAAATGCACCCAGCCGGTCCAGCGTGCCAGCGTAGCCATACGTCGGATTGTAGCCGCGATGCTCGATCAATTCGGGCTTGAATTGTGTCTCCTGCCGGAAGCGCCGCCATGCCTCAACGTAGCCGCGCAGCGAGGCGTCAAGGGTGTTCCAGTCCAGGTCGTTCTCGTCGTCATACCGGGTGGCCTCGTGCACAGCAATGCCCCGGCGCAGCGCGCGATCCCGAACGTCCCAGGCAAGGTGAGAGTAGTCCGAGATGCCTACGCCTTCCAGGATGGAAGTGACGTTCGGGACGACCGTGCCGCCGACACGGTACGTATGAGTGTCTGAATCGAATTCAAGCGCCATCGCAGCTCCTGTCAGGAATACCAACGCGGAATCGCCCGGAAGAGTCTCGGAATCTCTGGATCAATCTTGGCTAGCACCGCAAGCAGGGCTTCATCGGCCCTAATGTGGGCTACTTCAATTTCATCATCCGACTCCGCATATTCCCTGCATTCTTTGAGTTTCGCCTTCAGGTTTTTAATGTCCTCCGGCGTTATTAGCATGTCCATTGTTCTTCCCCTCTATTCACGTCGTAATCCTTGATTTTGGTCCGCCCATCTTTCGCAGACCCCCCTCGCCAACTCATCAACCATGTCCCGCAGCTTATCCAGAGCCGCCATTGCCACGACAACACGGTCGGCTATCTTTCCGAGGTCATTATTAAGCGCCTTAAGTTGGTTCAGGATCGCTGCGGATTGGTGCAACTCCTTCACTGTTTGCTCGTCGTTAAATGCGGTCATTTGTTCGCTCCTCCCGGTTGGCGCTCTCAACCTATATGGCTCGCTCTTACCTCCTGGCACTCTCTGTTTCACTGGCTCGCTCGCGTGGCTTGGTGTTCTCTCGTCGTTTGGCTCGCTCCCCCTATTTGGTGCTCTCGGCAAGGTTGGCTCGCTCAGGTTTTTTGGTGCTCTCGCCGCCGCTGGCTTGATGCTTTCGCAAAAAGCGGGGAGCAGCGCCGCCACCGCTCCCCGGATCGCAGGAGGGAGGAAAAGGCATCATGACCGGTCCTCCAGCCACTTAGCGGCCAGCGCAAAGGCCGCCGCCCGATCCCGCTCGATCTTCTGGCGCTCCGCCCATCGACGCAGCCGCCGCCGCTCGTCGGGTGAAAGCGGCTCGCCCTCATCATCGGCACCGGGCAGGAAATCGTCACCCTCCGGCAAGCGCTCCTCGTCTTGCAAGCGGAACAGGTGCTCTAGCGATTCGTGCATCAGACGGGAACCCCCTTCTGCCGCAAGCGCTCCGCCATGTCGCTGTCACGCCACGCCCTGAATGCTGCCACCTCTTCAGGGAAGCCGCGTGCCAATCGCTCCAGGTTCTCCGGATCGGCCAGGCGGATTGCCTCAAACAAAGCCGCCTTGAAGTCCCCAAGCATCCGGAACTGCCACATGATGATCAACGTCTCGCGCTTGCCGAATTCATGGCGCCGCAATGCCTCGTGCAAGCGCTCCCACGTGAAGGTGGATGCTAAGGGATCAACTGCCGTAGCCATCGCTCTTCGCCTCCATTCTCTTCCGGAGCCGCTGCTCCGTCTGTGCCATCAGCTCCTTAATCTCCTTCACTGTGCGCAGGGAGCAGTCGACCTCCACATGGCGGCCATGCTCGTAGCCAGCCCAAAATCCCGTGGCGCCAACGAGCAGAAAGAGCGCTAATTCTATGAGCATCATCTCAACCACCCCACCGCCGCGACGATAGTCATGACCATCAGCGCACCGTAGGTCCACTTCCAGCGGCGGTACCACCGTGTGCCCCATTGTCGCCAGATCTCAGCGTTCTCTTGCTGTACTCTGAGGGCGTGGAGAAGGCTGGCAAAACGCTGGGACTGTGTCTCGGTCATCGGATAAAGAGCCTCCGGAGGGACGCTTTCGGATAGTTGCCGAGGGCGTCGTAGTGCCCCAAGTCGGGGCGGCGTGACTTTCGGAAAGGCACAGGGTCCGGCCCGAGATCCCGCATCCGCTCGTGGATGCGATCAAGCCGAAGCTCGCCTACGGGTCTCGGTGCAACCGGGTTGCTGCACCATGGCGTCAGGCTAACGATTCTCATGCAGCCTCCTCTTCAAGATCCCGCCGCGTGGCATTCACGTGCGAGATGGTGTTCATGATGCCATTGCGCCACCGGCTGTTCTCGACGAGCAGTCGGCGGAAGAATTGATTGACAACAACCTCCACCACGAGCACGGGAACACCAACGGTGTCCGACACTTCCTGCGGAATGTGCTTCTGGACGGTTCCCTGATGGAGCAGTCTTGCGGCGTGCCCCTCGATGAGATCGTGGAGGGGGCGAGAAATCCTTGCAGAATCATAGATTTGCGCCCGCCCGGCTGGCTTTCTCGGGGCTTTCGGGGCATGATTGGAGCTATGATTGCTCATGACTTTTTGATCCTCGCATCAGCATCCAGCTTTGCCGCGATCGCCTCGGCGACGTAGCGGCGCAATTCAATCCCCCGGAGCGCAGCCGCGGCCTTTGCTCTGCGGTGAAGATCCTCGGGGATATCAATGCTGATGCGCTTGAGCTTTGATAGCTCTGAGATCTGTGATATGCTGCCTGCGTGTGGCATCAATTACAGTCTAGTCCAAATGTCCAAATGTGTCAAGGTGTATTTTCACAAAAGGGCATGAGTGAACACGATGGTGTGGGATAAGTACATCAAGATCGGCGTCACCGAGGACGAACACAAGCAGATCAAAACCAAGCTCGGTGCCGCGGGACTCTCGTTTCAAGATGTGGGCTATCGCCTTTGGATTGATTGGCTTAAGCGGGGTATGGAGCGTGCGGGACCTGATCCGCCGCAGCCGAATCGCTCCCGTTATCTGCCGGAGAACGAGGAGTTCCATGATCTGTTGGAGAAGATCTTGGTAGGGGGCAAGCCCGGGGAGCGTGCAGGACTCCTGCTGCTGCTCCGAAACACGGCCGGCGACTCCCGGCCGTCGCCCCGGGCTTCTAGGAAACACCACGTCTCTGGAGGGTAACGGATCGGAACGGGGAACGAGATTATTGGAGGTGATGCCATGAGGGTAGCAATGTCTGTTTTGCTCGGGCTGGTGCTCGCCGACGCGTGCTGGGGCGGATCGTTTGACGTGCAGCTTCTAACCCGGAGCGGCGAGAAGACCAAGCAGGTCAAGACGCGATTAGTTATTGCAGACGACGGGGTGCGGATCGAGACGCGCAAGGGCGCTGAGCTAATGGGATTTCGGTTCGACGAGATCAAGCGGATTTCCTACGAGCGATCAACGCACCCGCGTTGGAAGACGGCGGTCTTCCTCTCGCCATTTGCGCTGCTCAGCAAGAGCAAGCACCACTGGTTGAACATCCAGTCGGCCGGCGGGCAGTCGGCAATCCTGCGGCTGAGGAAGCACGACTACCAGATCATCAGGAATCAACTAGAGGCGAAGTGGGGACATGAGATAACAGTGCTGACGCCGGAATAGGTCCTGAGCGCTAAGGCGGCAACTGGCGGTAATACCGGGTGACAAGGCGATCAACACGCTTCCAGGCCTGCCGCGTCGCCTGCCACGCCGGGATCTCACGTGCATCCAGCACGCCACGGCGGCGGGCCCCCACCCAAAGTTCAACCCAATGATTCCAGCATCGCGGAAATTCCTCGCCGGGATCGGGCGCAGCTTTCCCGACCAACATCAATAGCAAGAACCTCCGCGTCATACTGCATCCCGATCCGCGCCGTGCTCATGCAGCAAACCCGTCCGGCTGATCCACGGCGTCCTCGACGGCGAATTCCGCAAGGCGTGCGGAATCCTGCGGCCATTCAAACACTGGAATGCTGCGCTTTTTGGCGGCGTAGTGCTCGACAGTAGCACCCGGAGATTTCTGCCAGCCGGGCAGCATCACCACCAGATCGCAGCGCGCAAGGATCTGCTCATCGCCTTGCAGGAAGGTAGAGTCAGGCACCACGCCGCCCATGAAGGCAGTGTTGCAATGCGGACAGATCACCGCGTAGCCCATCTGCCAGAGTTGTACGGCAACCTGCCGGGCGTGCCAGATGTTCTCCGCCACGTCAGACTCCGAGGCGCCGCGATACAGCCCCGACACGTAGGCTATCTTCATTGTTCCCTCGGAAGCGATAGCTTCGCGCCGCAGCGGCAGATGAATTCTCGTCGCTCATCGTCGTGGGCCGTTACCTCAAACCAGTCGTGCTCATGCTTCAGTTTCGGGTCGCCAACGATCTCGATATCACTTCCGCCCTTTGCCAGGTAAACAACGAACTGCCCCTCATAAGCCACGCTAAGGTCAAAGACGACTCGTTCTATCGGGAGTTGCAAATCACGCCCGGTCTCCGCATCAACGAGCGTCGTGCCGGACGGACTACCATCACTGACTAGTTTCAATCGCATTGTGGATATGGTTTCCTTTCTGGCGACGTTACAATAATTCCTTCAATCTCTCCGCTCGCCGCCATAGCCGGAAGGAATCAGCAAGCAGAGCAGTCAGCTCTGCGCGGGCAGCATCGTTCATGGCGCGGCTGAATAGAATGGCGCCCCAACCGGGAATGTCCGCAATCTCCTCCATGATTTCATCGAGAAGTTCCGCCGGTGGCCGGTCGAACGACCGATCACCATAGTCCCGCGCGCCCTTGCGCAACCTGTCCTTGATGGTCCGTTGGAAGCGCCAGAACTGCGCCTGCCCCCCGTTCCCATCGACGCCGGAAGCGCGATAGAGGCCCCAGGCAAACTCGTCGTATTGGCGCATCAATGATCTGCTGTTCATCGGAGAATCACTGTGTCTGTCACCGGTCCGGACGCCCAAAACCGGCAGCGGGTCTGGAGCTTACCGCCCGGAAGTCTGGTGATACTCATGATGCCCTGGATGTAGGCCCGCTCGAAGCGCTCTAGGTCGATCTGAGACGGAGCGCAGTCAGTCACCGGGCCCTTCCCTTTGTAGCAGTGGGAGTGCAGATCGCCGACGACCTCCAGCCCCTGCCAGTTGGCTGTCAGGCGAGCTGCAACCCAGGCGCCCTCGGTGACGCGTACAAACTCCGGCGTCGATTCGATCTCGGATTGCGTTGGGAAGTACAGATCCTCGATTGTTATCTGTCGGCCATCGCGGCTCCCGAGCAGGATGGCGTATGCTTCGCGCGGGAATGCACGCTTGGCGCGGCGGCGGAAACGGGAGACAAGATGCGCGGGGATTGCGACAGTGAGTCGCTGACGCTTGGGGATCATTTCGGTGGCAGGATCTTGAAGGCGACCGTTCGGCGGAAGGTGCCACTGAGCGTTTCGATCACTTTCGGTGCACGTTGGAGCCGGTTCTCCCGTTGGGCCACATGCAGCAAATCGCGTACCTTTGCCACCCCGATGCCGAGACGGTCGGCTATCTCCCGAGTGGTCATTGCATCGGGATCGCCACGTTGTAGCCGCTCTAACTCGGTGAGATATTCGGCAATGGTAATGCTCGGTGGGCGCTTCATTCGGCTCGGCTCCTCGTCAGGGGATAGATCTTTTCCCGCACGTAGATTTCTCCGCGCGCGACACGCACCAAAAGGGCACCAATTTGTGGAAGGCTTTGACGGCCACCGGGAACCTTCCAGGCAAACGGGGTTTTCAGTTGCCAGCCGGGCGTGACTGCGGCGATCGCCGCGCCATCGGCGGTAGGAATTCGGGTCTCGGTGAATCGGTGGCGGTGGGACCGGATGACGGCATTTGGCGGGTGCTGGCGCCAACGGGCGGCCTCGGCAAATGCTTCGACAAGTTCCTTGTGCACCGCGGTTGCCTCATAGGCTTGTGATCCTGTAACGCCGATGTGGTGGAGGAAGTGAACGAGCTTCTTCCGTCCGGCTAGCCACTTCCATAGCTCCCACCGGGCGTACCGGCCGTCCTCGTCCGGGATCGCACCGAGGCGCTCTGCTAACTGCTCTTCCGCCTCGGCGCTCGGCCCTACATGCGCCTCTGTTCCGCGGATCATGTAGAGCGGGTGACCCTCCACCACCGGAGCAAGCGCTTCGTAGGCTACTCGGGCCTGGTCTGCAAGGTTGCCCGCGAACTGAGTGACTGCGCCATGGTGACGCCCGTCCAACGTGTCACCGTTGACGACGATAGCGTAGGGTTCGCCGCGCGTCGCCTCGGGCACCCATTGCCGCCACAAGTCTTCCCAGCAGCGCCAGACCTTCCGCTGAAGCCGCGAGGGCGAATAAGAACCGCCTTCGTCAAGCCGGATGCGCTTTGGCGGACATAGCCCCAACTGGCAGCCGCAATGCGTATCCGAGATGACGACGAGGTTGCAGAGGGCTATTTGAGTAGCCATGCCCTCAATTGCCCGCCAACGCCGCCCATGACTGCGGCGACGGCCGCGATGAGACCCACGGCGATCCAGCGGGAGCGCTCCAGGACGTTCAAGCGTGGTGCCGTGGCCCGCTCTTCCTGGCGTGCTTCCATCGCCGTAATTTTCGCGCTGAGATCCGCGGTCTTCGCCTCTAAGATCTGGACGCGCCCCGGCTGCCCGTCACCCAACAACTCGCGGTCTAGCCGCTCAAGAACGGTGCTCATGCGCACCAAGTCCTCGTGAAGCTGTTCGAGCGTGATCGGCATTATTTCCCCCGCTCGATATGCTTTGCCGTGATGCCGAGGCCCGCCAGGCCGCCCGCGAGTACGAACTTTGCGATGTCAACCGCAAGCGGCGGGAAATAATCCGGCGCGAAGGCAACGAATGCGGCAAGCGCTGAGATGATGCCAAATACGGTGGTCTTCCAGTCTCTCACCTTAGCCCTCCGGTAACACCACCGGTTCCAGGTCCTTTAGGAGCCGATAGGCAATGTCAATAGCGGCATAGAGCGTGGCATCGTCAATGGTGCGCAGTTCCGGGAACTGCTTCCGCGCAAGCGCGACGGCAGACGCCTTGAGCGCCGCCTTCTTCTGCTCGTCGCTCATCCCGGTAAAGGTTTTGATGCCTGCCCCCGCGGCCTGGACGAGCGCCACGATTTGATCATCGGTGCGATTCGGCGTCAGAGTTGCCACTAATTGCACCACCGGCAGCACCTTTTCAGCAATCTCAGCGAGTTGCTGTGCGGTTTCGGAAACACGGTCCATTGCATCATCAGAGACGATGAAGCGATAAGCCCGTTTGAAGGCACGTGCGAGCGCGCGCCCGAACTTCTTGAAGAATGCTTTAACTCGATTCATGTTCACCTCATTTGGCCGGCGCAACCTCCGCCGGCTTGGAAACCATGGAACTGATTCCGATACGCCCGAGGACGAAGGGCGTGCTGATCTGTGCCGCTGGGACTGCAATTGCCAGGGGGACCTGTAGCCAGCGCGGTAGCGGCCGGAATGACTTTGACAGATTGCGCATGAATGCCGCGCTCTCGTTCGTGGTCCGCTCAGAATTCTCGGCAATGCGGCGCATGGAGGCTGATAGTTGCGGCGCTGTCTTTGCCAGCTCGCCGGCGGCGGCCTTGACGCTGCCTGTCAGTGCCAGCATCTGAGACTGAAGACAAGCGGGGTAGTGCTTGCAGTCCCACAGCCATTTCGTGTTTTCGGCCACGGATGCCGGGATACCTTGATAAGTCCCCAGCAAGTCAACCGCCGCGGATGAGACCGGATGAATCTCCCGCTTCACGTCATCCTGCATTGCGGCAAGCCGGGCGTCCATGCGCCATTGAAACTCATCCAGTTGCCCCACAAGATCCTTGCGCGTCGCCGCGATCTCCTGCCGTGCCGCCTGGCGGGCCAAGTCCATTTGCTGTGCCAGATCCGCGCGGGCTTGATCGAGTTGCCCCGACAGCATTGAACGCATTGCGCTCATCTCGATCGCCACGCGGCGGTCTAGAACGTCTGGCAATTGGTTGATGGTCTTGCTGATCGACCAGACAGCCCATGCCGACAGGCTCACAAGGATAGTCAGCGCTACAAGAAAAGCGCAGATCAAACTGTTGCGCAGCGTCGTCATAACCTGTAGAACTCGAATGCCCCGAGGCGGACAGTCCTGTGGGCATCATCAGCCCATTGCGGCTCGTCCCCCTCTGGGCAGGATTCGTAGTGGTTGGCGCCGCCGGTTGGGTCCGGGCCAGGATCGCCTGCGATGTGATAGCACCGCAACCATTCCGCGTCCGTCGGGCGTGGAAACTTGGTGGAATTGGGATCGCGCCGATTGAATGCCGAGAACTGCTTCGGCTGCAAGATCACACCCACAGCATCATTGGGCCAGCGCGGATCTTTGAGCCGGTTGCGGATCACATGGCACACGCCGCGTTGCGCTTCTGGCGGCTGCCCCCGTGCCTCGCGCCACAGACACAAGGCTGTCATAAATTGCTCAGTGGCCCGAATGGCTTGCATGTCGGCTGATTTGTGTTCTCGCGCCATACAAAGTCCTCAGTGCAATTAAATCACTTTGCAAAATAAAGTGCTCTCCGTAAGCGATGCTGTAATACATGATGGATCGCTCATCATCGCTATGCGCCAGTCCGAGAGCGTGCCCGATCTCATGCAGCAGGACCAGCCGGAGCAATCGCGGCTTCGCCACCCAGTCGCAAGTGGCGGAAATTGTGATCTCGCCCGCAGCGCTATCTTCAGGGCATGGATAGTGAGCCTCGCCCAGCCTGCCGGGCGGCAGTCGCCCGAAGCGGATGACGATGCCGTCCTCGCCGGGCACGAACCGCAGCCCCGCTAGCCGCCCCCATGTCGCCAAAGCATACAACGCCTCGTTGCGCCAGCGGACGGGGACGCCCTCAACGTCGTAGGAGAGCGTCTGCCCCCAGCGCTTGCCCTTGTGCCAGCCGCACACAGTCGGCGTCAATTGAACGTCCCGCTGGCACGTGAATCCCTCCGCCGTGGCGGTAACCACATCCGTAACGGCTATATGGGCACACAAAGCCACGGCAAGCACAAGGGTAAACATGAAAAGTGCTAGCGGTTAGGGAGTGAGCTATTCTGGCGCAGCAAAAGATTCCAAGATCGGAATCCAGCCGCCCGCCCGCCGAATAGTGCGGGCCTTGTCGGCGAACACAATCCACCAAAGGCCGTGCTCGTAGGTCGCGTCCTCGATTTCCAAAGAGCCGTCCGGCAAGATCACGAGCTCGCAGTCATGATTGTTGACGCTCCACTCGAACTGGATTCCGCCTCGAACTGTCGGCACAACAACGACGTGCCGCAAGAGCGATTCAGGAAACCGCCGCATGAGCTTACGGGCCGTGCGCAGAGCGGCTCGCGTCGGCGGTTTGGCATTGTAGCTGTTCCAACCAGGCTTCAGCCCAGCAAGTTCATCGAGTTGAGCGAAAGCCTCAGTCCTGGTCATGCTTTTTCCGATTCTGCCGAAACCCTCGGCGCATACCGACAAATGCTGAGGATTCCTGAATCTGCTCTTCCTCGTCCGCCGGCCGCCGCTTGGCCTCTCGCCACCATCGCGCACTGGCGCAAGCGGGACAGCCTCCGTGCGGGCGGCAAGCTGGATCGAATGCGCGCTTGCCGAAATAGGGGCGTCGCCAGTCCTTGCGGTGCGGGTAGGTGTTGTCAAAGCTCATATCGTGCCGCGTTCAAGCAGTTCCTCGAAGCGCTCCACAAACTGCCGATATTCCTCGTCGTAGTTTGGCGGCGGATTCAGTCCGCGATCCCTGCAAACCTTCGCTACCGTCTTCACGAGATCCCAAACAATCGGATCATTCGGGGCAACCCAGCCCGGCGGCTTCTTCTCGCATCGTAGCGACAGCATGTCCAGATGCTGCGCTAGATCCTTCCAGTTCCACGGCAGCACGTCAACCAGTTGCTGGAGTTTGGCGTTCATTGGACAGTGTCAAAGGTTGCCGGGATTCTATTTCCGCGACCGCATCTTCGCAGAACTTACGAAGAACCGGATCAATGGCCCAGGCAAGCGTGTCGGCAATATCGTACAGCTCCTCATACGCTTCAGTGTCAGCATCGATTGCTGGCAATATGGCCACAATCTCGTCGTAGACGCGTTGGGCTTCTTCTCGGCTGAGTGTACCTGTGTCAACCCCCAGCAGTTCCTCGGTGTTCATTGGACAGCCTCAAGGGTTCCGGACAAAGCATCTAGCCCCGCTGATCTCATCGCGGTGAAAGAATCCAATGTATCTGCCGCACTCCGGGCACAGGGCTTCATCGTTGCCCGGAAACTGCGCCTCCCAGGTGGCGCCGCAGGCTGGGCACGCTAGCCTCCAAATCGCAGCAGGGCGATAAAAGAATCTCGCGGTGCCCCAAGATAGTTCAGTGTTCATTGGTTTCCACCGCCTTCAGGCCCGCTGGCAGCCTTCGCACGAACCGCACATTGCCGCTGGCTTGGTCTAGCTCCCAGAATGCCCGCAGGAATCGCCGGTCCCGTCGGCCATCCTTGAAAGCCGGGGCACAGAGCTGTTTGGCCGCTTCGATCAAAGCCTTGCCGCGCACCAGGAGAATTCTATCCCCGCCGCTCTCGCTGATGATGTTGCCTTCGGCGTCCCGGACAACACGGTGCGGTGCGGCAAATGTCGGGTGACTGAACGCCGCCACGAGCCGCCCCTGAGGATCGCGGAACAGCGCCGGTGTCCCGAAAGCCAACCCTCGTCCGGCTGCACAATAGCGCCGCAGTTGCCGGAGCCTCGTGGCAAGTTCGGTGGCGTCTGTCGGCCTGCGATAGGCGGTCCAGGCGCTGTCGGTTGCTGGGGCTTCTAGAGGCTTCAGTTCCTGCCCATGCAGTGTGGCAGCGGCCAAGGCGACCATGGTAAGCATAGCAACCCAAGACGCCGCTACCACAAACAGTTCGCACCAATGTCTATCGTGTTTCATCTCTCACCTCCAAACCGGCACCAACCCTAGCTTCCTCGGCAGCATCGCTAGTGCCCAAGTGCCGTCGGGTTGCCAGGGCGCGAGGAGCTTGGCGTGCAGCGGCGGCGATTGGCAGTGCGATTCCCAGCCGCTTACGCAAATGCTCCTGTAGTCCCAGTAGAGGCGCGCAATGCTGCGGTAGGAGCGCTGGGTCTCGGCGGCGCTGAGGGGGCGGGAGTAGATGGCGACAAGGGCTTGATCCATATGACCGTAGTAGTCGCCAGCACGACCAAGCCAAGGCTGACCCTTGGACAATTGAGAGTCAGCACTATAAGCCGTGTCAATAGTCAAGGGCGTGCCGTCAAGGTAGAAAGCGGACTCTTCTATATCCGTCTGTCCACTACCAGGAACTGTGACAGCTAAGACGTGCCAGGTTTCGGTCTCGATAGTCTCGGCAAAATAGCAATAGTTTTCGCTATTGAGATAGATTAGTGGCTTGCTCTGATTACCC